CCGATTGTATTGTTAGAGGAAGAATTAAGCATCAACTGTAGTCCATTAATATTGCTTCCTATTAATGAACCACTACTGCTTCCTGTTCCTATCAAGCCATTAGAGACTAAAGACGATGGTGATCCTGCAAGAAAAATACTTATATGTTTATTATTTTGAGGATCAGCATTTTCTAGTCTATTAGTCAATAAATATTTAGTACTACCATCTCCTTTTAATCCAGTCTCCCTATTATAGTCCGCACTCACAAAATTATAATTAGTTGGCGCTGTTCCTTTTAGTGGCACCAAAGCTCCAGCTAGAGTTCTAGCCCCACACAACAAACAACAACTCTTAATAGCTCCCCAAATTCCCCTAGTTTTACAGTCTATAACAAATTGATTAATGGCTCTTTTAACTCCAATTTCTAAAGTTTGACCATCAGCAGTTTCAACCGCTGAAATATATGTTGCAGCATCTTTATCCCATGATACTCTGCGATCACCTAGCAATGCTAATGTCATAATATTCTCCATCTAGAAGCATTACTATCATATAATACCACAACAGAATATCCTGCTTCTAAATAATAGTCGGCCGCAAAAGGACTTAAAAATCTATTTTCCGCAGTGCTAGCGGTGTCCTGATGATCTAAAATAATAGTATATAAGCTGGTATTAATTAATATTTTTATAGTATTTGCGGGGGCACTAGCTAATCCAGTAATTTTATAAGCCGCAGTAGAACTTAAATAAATTATATCGCTATCATTATGAGCGTAATTGTTAACATTAGCAACTAATGCGGAAGGATAATATCCGCTATTAACTACTGTGCTAGATTGAACATAGGAAGCATTACCCAAAGCCCCACTATCTGGTCCTATTTCGGCGTAAAAATTTCCTGTCCACTGATACATTCTACCATCATCAGTAGATCTATAAATATAATTAAGATTACCAGAGGCTGGAAAAGCACTTGCTGCCATATATTCTAATAGCGGATCAAAAGATGGAGTTAATCCGCTTCGTGCTACTAAAACATTATTTAAAGCTAGTGTCATAATAATTTCTCATTTAAAATGTTGATAAAGAGCTTGCTAGTTGTTGACCAGCAGAAGCTACTGTTGAGCAATTTTTTAGTCTTTCTCCGATACTGCCAGAAACATTTAGTCCTGATGTCGCTATATTCCATATGTCGTTAGCATTTAAAACGGCTGTGCCAACAGTATTATCTACAGATACTCCTAAAGCCACATTAGCCGCATTTGGTACACTCATTGTTCCAACATTATTACTATAATTATAGTATACACCTGAGCGAACATCTGATGGTGCGGGTAGCAGATTGGCCGTGCTGTCTGCTGATATTAGTGTTTTTTTAGAAGATCCTGGTCTATGAACTAAACAAACATTAGTTGTGGCATTTAGGAGAACAATAGGCCCACTCGTTGGACTTTGACCAAGATCGCCGTATTCTATTTCGTATACTCTTACGTTTGTATTAGCTAAATTATTAGCAACGCCTACCACAGAGAATAAACCAGATGATCCTAGTCCAAACCCATTTCCTTTTGCTCTAGTAACGGTCATTAAACCGGTGGAGTTATTTTCAGCGCCAGGAGCGGCCGATCCACCAATAGCTGTGCCAAAAATATTAACCGTTCCATTTATTGAATTAAACACTCCTCTCGCATTACTTAGCCCTCCTCCTGTAACAGACCCTGTTATATTTAGTGTTCCTGTAGATCCTTGATGCAAAACTCCATGACACGTTGCTGTATTTCCTGCTACAACATTACCTATAATATTTAGTGTGCCATTGTTACCAGCATGAATAACACCCACAGCAGATGAACCTGCTCCCCCATTAACATTTCCTGTAATATTGATAGTTCCACCGGAGCCAAGCCAAACACCACCAGATCCAGCACCAGATCCTCCAAATACATTACCGGTTATATTTAATGTTCCTGTTCCTGCCATTAAAACTGAAGTATACACAGCACTAGAACCTCCATATATATTACCAACAATAGTAGCTGTATTGGGAGCATTTCCGTTATAAGTTAAACAAACAGCCGCTCCAGAATAAATATTAGAAGACAGGGTAACACCATCATTTATAGTAAAACCTCCTCCAGCAGTTGCGCTGTTTGAGTTATCATTCTTTATTTCTAAAACAGTTGTATTAACATTAATCGTAATAGCAAAACCATTAGACATTAATGTATCAGCATTAGTAAAAGAAGAGAAAACATTACCGGCTGTTCCTGTTGGAGTTGTGGCCCAAACATCAGCAGCATTAATATTTCCAGTTTTTCTAGCATAATAAGTAGCCATTATAATACTTGCTCCAACTGTTTACCTATAGTTGATACTGTGGCACAGTTTTTCATTCTAGATCCTATAGTTCCACTAGTTGATATATTAGAAGTTAAATAATTCCACACAGAAGCTGGAGTTAAAATACCACTACCAACAGTATTATCTACTGGAACTCCAAAAACAACGCTATTGGCATTGGGAATAATACAGGTTCCTGTGTTAGTTCCAAGATTATAGGAAACTCCGCTTCTAACATCGGAAGATGCCGGTACTCCGCCAGCAACTATACTAGAATCTATTAGTGTTTTTTTAGTTGTTCCAACTCTATAAAATACTGCCACATTAGAACTTTTATCTACAAATCGTATAGGGCCGCTAGTAGGACTTTGACCCAAAGATCCATATTCTATTTCTTCAACATTAGTTAATGAACCGGCGACACTACTGACTACTCCTGGTTGAGATGTCATACCGCTAGTTCCTAATCCAAAATTATTTCCAACTGCTCTTGTCACATTTAATACTCCAGTACTAGCATTATTAGCTGCTGCACTAATATTACCGCCTATTGCTGAACCGGTGATAGATACAGTACCCGTACTAGCATTGTTCACTGCAAATGTATATGCGCCATAAACATTCCCTGTAATATTTATAGTACCAGTAGAATTATTATTAACTCCAAATTGAGAACTAGATACATTAGTTCCTCCGAATACATTTCCTATAATATTTATTATAGCAGTACTAGAGCCATTTTGAACTCCGTGAGACTGCTGCGAAGAACCTCCCGTTATGTTTCCAACAATAGTAATTGTGCCACTACCTGTTGCCCATACGCCGAAACATTGAAATGCTATTCCGCCTATACAATTACCTGTAATATTTATAATTCCATTTGATGTATTATTGACTCCGCTTCCTCCGGAACCCCCAGCACAATTGCCTGTAATATTTAATGTTCCACTACTAGTATTAGCTACAGCATGAGCAGTACCATTAGCAGAACCTCCATATAAATTTCCTATGATATTAGCACTATTAGGACTAGCTAAAGAAAAATTTACACAAACAGCACCTACAGTTGATCCTCCATAAATATCTGCTCTAAGAGTAATTCCGTTATTCAAATTAAAACCCCCGCCGGCCGTCCCTCCCCCCGTAGCGTCATTTCTCACTTGACTAACAGTTGGACTAATATCTATTGTTACTGTTTTATTATTAGCAACAACAACGTCTCCGCTACTTGGTACTACTCCACCAACCCATGTGCTAGTTGCACTCCAGTTTCCATTTTGATTTGCTAATATAGTTGCCATTAATAACCTTTACTTTTTAATAAATTATTAATAGTAGAAATTAAATTAGATGCAAAAACTTGTTCATTTTCATCCACTAACTCATTTAATCTTCCTCTAAATATTCCAATGCTTTTACTATCTTCAGTAACTGCTCCTAAAACTGGATCTAATCTTGTTGGGACTAATCTTAATGCGAAGCTTAAATCTTCGTCTCCATCTTTTTCACATTTTGTGGAAATGGCCAAATTAATAGTTAAATGATCATAAGTTACACTATCAATAGTTACCGGGTCTGTAATTTTCATGATAATTTCCTTTTAAATGTATGTTGCAGTTAATCTGTCGGTCCACCTAACATTTGTAGCTGTTGTTGTTATTATAGTTGTTCCATCACTATTTATCACGTTTTGTTTTATTCTCCAAACACTACTACTTTCTGAACTACCAGCAGCTGCTACTCCAATATAATTAATATTACCAACATAATCACTCCTAACTTCTCCCAAACTTAAATTAATTTTAGGAACACTAATAAAACCTGTCCATTCCACAACATCTCCACTAACTGCGGGACTAGTTAATGTAAAAGAAGTTCCATTAGAAGCTGTAAAATCTTCACTATTAACTAATTTAATTCCATTATGATAAACATCTATATTATTAACAGAGTAGCCTCCATCAACAACAAATGAACTTTTAGTAGTATTAACTAATTCATAATTTCTAAAACTAGAGGGCGAACTTACTGTAATGGTATTAGAAGCATCATTATAAGATACGCTGGTTGATCCTGAACCTACTATATTTAAATTTTCCGATAAATTATAAGATATTACTGTTCCTGAACCGTTACCAATAAGAGCAGTGCTAGATAATCCACTAACAGATACTGTTAAACTATTAGCATTATCATTATAGTTTAAATTAATTCCACTTCCTGCTACTAATAATGCTGCTACTCTATCATCAACTTCTTCTGTGGTCAATCCTAAACTACCACTAACACTAACAGTATAATTACCACTAGTATTAACGACTGATATATTTGATCCTCCAGTTATATTTTTGACCGGCAGTAATCCGCTAACACTACTATTAAAATCAGTAATATAATTAGAACCTATTCCTGAACTAGTGGTTAATATTCCACTCGCTCCTGTTGTTATTAATAAACCGCTAGTTGATCCGATAGTGCCGCTATTAGTAATATTCCCATGAGAATGACTTGTAGCTGCAAAATTTTCACTATTTGCCGTTGCAGCACTCCCTAGTCCGAGATTGGTGCGAGTGGTGGCGGCGATTGCGGCGGCATTTGCCCCAGTGAATAAAATAGGCAGATTGATTTGCATATTGCTTGTGCCGATCTGCATGTACGCAGATTCTCCAACTTCAATAAGCAGCGCCCCGTCGGCGTAAACATGAACGGGAACGTCACTTTGATTAAAATCTACGGCATAGCATCTCACGGTGCCGTCTGTTTCGATGTCGCTGTTTTCGACGTACAGACTACCCCCAATAGTCACGCTACTGTCGAAAGAAATATCACTACTGCTCAACGGCAAATTAACAGTCGCGGCCGTGCCAAGGCCGAGATTTGTACGGCTTGTCGCCGCCGCCGTTCCGCTGGTGTCATTGATAAATGACAGCGGCTTGGCAATGGCGAACGCCGTAGTGTCGGCAATCAGAATTGTTCCGAATCCACCGACATCAACCGAGATTCCGCCCTCGTTGTAAATCACGGCAGCAGGTTCGCCGCCAAGTGTGATTTGCCCGCCTGCGAACGTCCCGTAATCTTGAATGTCCGTACTGCTCAACGGCAAATTAGCAACGGCAGCACTTCCAAGACCAGTAACACTAACAATATAGTTTCCAGAACTAGAATTTACATTAATATATCCACTTCCAGCTATATTTGTAACTGGTAATAGTCCGCTAACGCTACTATTAAAATCATAGATACTCTCTGATCGGATACCGCCTACAGAATTACATGCTTCAGTTAAGCCGTTTATATTTAATTGTTGTAAAAATATTGTTGTATCAGATCCTTTGTAAAATGTAGTACTATTATAGTCATCTGATTCTATTAATATATCATCTCCTTTGTGAATATGACCACTAATACTCACCGGAACATTATCAACATTTAAAATATTAAAATTTCCACTATTACACACTAACTGTCCGCTAGGAAGCAAATTAATATTTTTAGCACCAATACTAAAAGCATTAATATATGAGCTAGTCAAATATATACTATTTAATCCACTAGCATCAACTATACCTTTAACATCAAGTTTATGACTAGGACTATTAGTACCCAAACCAATATATCCACCACTGGTAATCACAAAATCGTTTTGATCTGGTCTACCAGCAACTAATCTTCCGTCTTTAAAAACTTGAAAAACTGATTGTCCAATTTCATTATTAGCATTTAAGACAACATCACTATTATTATCAGAAATACTAAATAAAACTCCATTAGATCCCTCGACAGTAAATAAACTAGCCCCACTAACCGGTGAATAAACATGAAGAGTTGATAGTGGTTCTTGAGTACCTATGCCAATATTTCCACTATTACTTATTAAATTAATATTTCCATTAGTATTGACTATATTAATATCGCCACTATTACTAGAATTTGATTCTATATTAAAATCATAATAGCCAGATCGTCCAACTTCTAAAGCATTACCTTCTATAGATACCTTTCTATATGCTGTGGCCGGATTACCTAATCCAGAAGGTTTTAATACAATATTTCTACCAGTAAAAGATTCTATAGTATCAACTTTAATTTTATCATTTGCTGATAATTGTGCAAAAATTCCAGTAGATGCTGTAAAACTAGGTATATTACTATTAATAATAGGTAAACTATTCCATGATGAAGATCCATCACCAATTTTTAATATATTATTAGTAACATCAAAACCAGGTTCGCCGCTAGCTAAAACTATATTAGCAGCTTCCCACTGAGTTGATAATCCTCTTTTTAGTAGTATAGTATTACTCATAATTATTTTTTGTTATTTTGATGATTTTGACCCGCAGCTCATAATGCCAAGACAAGTTTTGAAATATTCAACAAGCTCCGACTTCTGAACGCCGCACATCATTTTCTAAAATTTCTTTTAGGATTGGACTATATCTTTTATACACTAGTATAATCAGGGCGCTCTTGCCTGTTATTAAGACAAACCATTTTGTCTCAGGTAGTCTCTACACCTTCGCAAAGATGGCTTTGCGCTTGGCTCGGTATTGCCATCAGCATTATCTGTTAAGGTTTCACCGAATTCACCCCGAATGGGCCTTTAAATTTTTTAACTTATATGTTCCTCCTATTATTTCTAAATAAAACTATAGTATTATTAACTATAACTCCATATCTATATATTCTATATTGGTATAATGGTTTAATTTTAATTGGCGGATTAAGACCTGGGTTTTTATCTGTATATTCTAAAAATAATACTTCAATAAACACTTTACTATTATTAGGTAGTTCATCAGTAAACATGAGAGGTATAGTATCAGATATTTCTGTCGGTGGATTTTCATTGATAATATCAGTACAATAAACTCGACTTTTTAAATTTAACGTTCGAAGGTCCATTTTTTCAGATTTTTTATTAAAAACAGCATTTGTGGTTTTTTCAAAAGTGAAAATATTATTGCTATAATTATAGTAATATCGTCGTACTGATTTTTTAGTTAAATTAGGCAATGTTGTATCTGGTCCATAGCATCTAGCATTAAAAAAATCCTGATTTTGATTATTATAAATACCAACTTTATTTAAACAATTTTGAATTTTAACTATATTTTTTGGTCCATAAGTTCTCATAATGATCCTCCATCAATAATACAATTAGTCAATACTGTTGGATTATTAATATTATTTCCTACTATACTAGTGAGACCAGATAATGATCCATAGGTTCCACCAATACTAACTGTTGTTGATCCTAAAGTTAAACTATTAGATATTGTTGATATTAATCCGTTACTTGTTGTGCTTAATAATACACCAGAAGTTGAACCTATCGTACCACTATTGGTTATATTGCCATGAGAATGAACGCTATTAGCATAATCTCCACTGGGTTGTACTCCAGTAATATTAATTGTATAAGTACCACTAGTATTAGAAATATTAGCATATTCACTACCAACTATATTTTTAACCGGTAATAAACCACTAACACTACTATTGAAATTAGTTATATCAGAACTAATATGAGAGTGACCGCTAACGCTAACTCTAATCCCATTCTGCTGTAAGGTTGTAAAATTACCACTAGGAGCTGTAATGGCTCCTATAAAAGAAGCTCCGTTAAGATTAGCTTTACCAGCCAAACTGTTAGTAACCGTTGTGCTAAAATTAGCATCATTCCCTAATGCGCTTGCTAACTCATTAAGAGTGTCTAATGTTGACGGGGCCGAGCCAACAAGATTACTAATCTCATTTCTTACAAATGCTGTACTAGCGATTTGATTAGTATTTGTTCCACTACTAGCTGTTGGAGCTGTCGGTATTCCTGTTAATGCTGGACTATTTAACGGAGCATATATTCCACTCACCAAACTATTTACACTACTATTAAAATTAGTAATATCATTAGACAAATGACCATGTCCAACTAAACTATAATTACCGCTGGGCTGTAAGCCTGTAACACTAACAGTGTATGTTCCATTAGAGTTACTAATATTAACATATCCAGAACCAGACACATTTTTAACGGGTAATAGCCCGCTTACTCCACTACCAAAATTAGTTATATCAGAAACTATATGACTATGGCCAACGGTGCTGTAATTACCACTAGGCTGTAATCCAGATGTAGAAATGGTTAATGTATCTAGTACTGAATCATAATTGATCGTTATAAATGATCCTGCTAATAATGTGGTAGTTAAATTATTTTGAACCCCACTAGCAAAATTAGCGATATCAGTATAATTATGATAGTGTCCAGAAACTGAAACGGGAATTCCACTAACTGATAAACTATTAAAATTAGCTCCAGAGGTATACGCTAAACCAGTAGCAGATATATTAAAATTAGTACCAATAGTTGAAATATATATTCCACTATTACCTGTTATATTTGTAATTGGTAATAAACCACTTACGCTATTATTAAAATTAGTAATATAATTAGAACTTATTCCTGAACTAGTTGTTAATAAACCACTTGGTCCTGTTGTTACTAATAATCCACTAACCGATCCTATATTTCCACTAGAAGAAATATTGCCAAGATTATTTAAACTAGCTAAAGATCCTACTCCTGATACTTGAGACAAATTAATATTTTCTGCTGATCCTAATAATACATATAATCCAGAATTAAAAACTGATCCACTATTACCATCGGGAGATTTTTTTTGATATACTCGACCATTATATGTATATCGACGATAAATATATTGATCTTGATTGGGCTGCCAGATGACTGATGGTAATAAAGATCTATATCTAAATAAGTCAAAATCTGGTAATATTGAAGATAACTGAGGACTAACAATATTTCCACCCTGGTCTTGATAGCTTAAAGAATTGCATATTATTAAATTATCAATAATTCCCCCAAAACTATCTATAGCATCAGTTAGTCCATTTGCTTCTAGTTGTGCTAGAAATCCATCGGCACTACCATTATCAGAATAATTACCTCCTAAATTATCTGATACTATATCACTTATCTTTATATAATTTTTTGTTGCAAGACTTCCCAAATCTGAGTTTTTTGCGTAATTACCGCTAGGCTGCAATCCTGTTACACTGATATTATAAATTCCACTAGTATTAGTAATATTAACATATCCCGATCCTGTAATATTTTTAACTGGTAATAGTCCACTAACCGCACTACCAAAATTAGTATTTAACAATAATACATTAGATGATAATCTAGCATCGGGCAAAATACCAGTAGTTAATAAATTAGCATTAATTGTGGGAGGAGCTGTAGCTATTACAGCGCTTGTAAAATCAGTAATTTGACTAGATGGTATTCCAGAAACAACAGTTAGTAGTCCGCTTGTGGTTGTTATTACTAATTGTCCGGATAGTGATCCTATTCTTCCATCATTAGTAATATTGCCATGAGTATGAGATAAAGATGCTTTGGTATCTAATCCAGATTGAGTAGCTAAACTAATTGGTTTATTAAGATCACTAGTATTGTTAACATTACTTAATCCAACATCATTTTTAGTTAGAGTAACAATGCCTATACGACCAGCAACACTTTGTACGGGGGCAGCGCCGCTAGCTCTAGCATCAGTATAATATTTATTTATACTACCTTCTGGCACACTATCAGTACTACCAGGAGAAGAGCTAATTTCTATATAACTACTACCACCCCATCTATAGGTTTTATTATTATCTAGAGTAACATAAATTTTACCAGGTTCACCAATAGATGGAAAATTTCCACTACTACTATATTCTAACACATCATCAACATAGCTGGGTAATTGAGATGCTGGAATCAATCCATTCACCAGTATAGCATAACTACCCGATATTTGTTTGTTATCTAAAGCAGACTGAAGTCCTGTAACGTCACCAATATTATGAATATGTCCAACAACACTGTAGTCACCAGATGGTTGTAGTCCAGTTACATTAATAGTTAAAGTATTATTAGGATCATTATAATTTAAATCTATATACGATCCACTCTTTAGCAAATCATTTACTCTATCATCAACTTGTTCGCTAGTTAATCCAAATTGCCCAGTGACACTTACTTGAAAATCTTTATCAGTAATACTGACCGATATGCCACTACCAGCACTAACATTTTGAACAGGCAATAAACCACTAACAGCACTATTAAAATCTGTTACTTCAGAAACAGTATGACGATGTCCTACCGTGCTATAATTACCACTTGGTTGTAATCCAGTAGTATAAATTTTAATTATACCAGAATTTAATGGATCTATAGATATACCTGATGATCCAACTATAGTATTATTTAATACAGTTTGAATATTATAGCTAAAGTCATTTGGTAACAAAGCTATATCGTGAGATACTAATATCTCTGATGAATTATTTTGTATAATCTCTATTGTTGGAGGATTATCTCCAATAGTAGCTTCTAGCTCTATAAAATTAGAAGATGATTCTACAATCTCTACGCTATAACTCATGAGTTACAATCCAATATATTATTGGTTTTACTGAATCGTTTAGTTATATTAATAGTTCCGTATAAAAGTCTTATAGTATATTTGCCACCATCCTCATATAAATCTTGTGGACTTTTTAATTCTAGATCATATTTAGCAGACCCGAAATTAATACTATTAGTGTAGTGTGCTGAAAATAATAGCACTATTAACCCATTTGCTTCATCTATATAGAATTTATAGTTAGAGTTGGGCGGGTCAGTTGTTAACAGTGTAGTAATTTCGCCAGTATTGGTTGACCATATTATTCGGCCACAATATCCGGTTAGGGGTACCACATCACCATTATTATCCTTATATTTTAAGCTTAATTTATAGCTACTGCCTTGTTCAATACTAAAATCATACTTACTAGCGGCCATAATATCCCCTTTATACTAGACGGTATGATTATTAATACACCTAACTATATTTAGCGTATACAGATCCCAAATCTACGGGAGTTAATGAATATCCTTGACCCGGAGATAAACTTTCTATTATAGAATTTACTTGATTATATCTATTTGTAATAAAAGGACCGCCAGATGGTATCCACCAAGCGCATAAAACTACTAGCTCATTATCTATAATTAAAAATAAGGGATTTCCACTATCTCCAGTTATTATTGGTTCACTAAAATTAGCAAATTGTCCAGGATAAGGTACGGTTGTTCCGCTCCAAGTATATTGAAGATTGGGGTCAATATCACTGGCTGACACTAATTGAAACCATATGGTATTAGGAGAGTTGCCACTACTATACAGATCACATCCATTAAATATTTTTACAATGGCTTTTTCTTCTTGATCTAAGCCAATAGCATATAATAATGGCATATTTCTAAAACTATTTATTTGAATATTATAATTATCATAAATTGATCCTATAATTGAAATATTCATATAATCAGTAAAATTAGGAGGCAAAACTTTAGCTATTTTAATATTAGAAGGAACCTCGCTATCTAAAAGAGCTATAGCAATATCGGTAGAGTCATAACCATATTGTATAATATTTCGTTTTATAGCATTATTATTTTCGTCAACAAATATGAGAGGAGTTCCGCCGTTGGGTAATATGCTAGTTACAAAGTGTTTAGCGAACAGTGCATGTTTTTTTGTTATTAATGTTCCTGCTCTTTGCCACCAATTTGCTCCGCTTCTTTGAGCAGGACTAAAACAACTAATATTGCTAACTCCATTTAACCAGCAATTAGGATTACGAACCCATATTCCAGCATCTATTGGTCCTCCGTAAGGATTTTGATATGAGTATACATATCTAGTATCAGGACTTTTCCCAAACAATCTATTAGTTGTTGATATATTAATATGATTAGAAATAATATTTTTATTTATAGAAGTATCTTTAAAAGATATTTTATCTTTTAAAATTTTATTATTTTTCATATAAAATGGCATTAGACTACTCCTAATAAACTAGATCCATTAATTCCACGTTTTAGGGGATAAGAGGTTCTATTTTGGAATGTTACAGTTCCGCCATATGATGCTCCTGCTGAAGTTGGATAGGCGAAGGAGCTGTGATTGAATGTGGCGTTGCCAAAGATCATGCCGGCATTAAACGAATTGTCATTAAATGTAGCATTTCCGTTAATAGTTCCTTCGTTAGTTGAAATATAATTTAATGTTACAGCTCCATTTATAATGGAAGAGGTATATGAATTATTGAGTATTGTATTACCATTTAAAGTACCACGATTCCATGACATATTATTAAAAATTGCATAACCATTAACATTAATAGAATAGTTCTCTGAATAGTCATTAAAAATAGCATCTCCTAAAACCGTGCCGCCACCATCGGTTGATGAACCATTATTAAAAGTTGCTGAATTTGTAGCAATGAATGCGATATAAAAGACACAAGATTCACAAATTATATTTGCAACAGTGGGTGTGTCTCCCGTGTTGTTATCACACGTTCCACTCAACACAACATCATCTATACTTGTTGGTAAGTTTGTTGCTGGAATAGTATGTAGACTATCGATCCACCAATTTGATATATTATTCCAATCAGTATCAACCGCCGCGTTGTAATACAGTGTTGCCATTATATCATCCCCAGAATGTTAGAGTTGTTGATTCCGTATCGTAATGGATAGGGTGTGCGAGTTCCAAGAAATATTGTTCCTATTGATGAGTTTACGTCTGTGTATGAGCTGTCGTTGAATGTGGCGTTGCCGTTCACGTAGCCAGAGTAATTGACCGAACTGTTGTTGAAAATGGCGTTGCCAAGGACAAAGCCATTGTTGTTCGAATATTCATTGAATGTCACGTTGCCATTGATAGTGCCAGTGTTGTATGAACTATCGTTGAATGTAACATTGCCTGTAATAGTACCAACATTGACTGAAAAGTTACTGAATATCGCATTGCCAGATACGGCGATAGTAATAGCTAAAAACAATTCATTCGGAGCATTGAAAGTAAGGTTCACAATAGTCGGCTCGCTACCGCTGTTAGTAGAACACATTGCAGTCATGATAGCATCATCAATACTCGTTGGTAAACTTGTTGCTGGTACTGTGTGATTGCTGTCCATCCACCAGTTGCCTAGATTATTCCAATCAGTATCAACAGCGGCGTTATAATAGAGGGTGCGTGGTTGTGGAACTATTTGGCCGTTGAGGTAAGTATTCCCATTCCAACTACCAGACCCGCTACTGTCTAATGTTGTTTGTTGACCATTTATGTAATATGTATTATCGCACTCGTTCCAACCACTAAAATTATATGCTGGCGAGCCACTAGCGTATTTAGTATTATTCCAACAGCCATCGCCATTTTGGTCAAGCGTGGTTGGCTCGCCGTAAAGGTAATATGTATTATTCCAATAGCCATCACCATTTTGATCAAGAGTTGTTGCTACCGATAAAATATAAAAAGTTCCAAGCCAATAGCCAGTATTGTTTCCGTTGTCTATTACCGAACCGTTTGAACCATCAAAATTTCCATTCTCAGAAGGGTCACCTAATCCCTTACTTACAGATATTATCTTAAATGTAGCATATTGAATTGTAACAATACCGCCAGAACCACCATGACTAAAGCCACTATTTCCCCCATCAGAATATATATTATTACTATTGCTGTTATTTAATGATATAGAACCACCACTACCAGCTGAACCATTATAAATATAACCACCATTAGAATATATATCTCGTGATGTGCTATTGGTAAGAGTTATGGAGCCGCCATTGCCTGCTTGCATACTAAAGCTATCATTACCATTAGAAATTATATCTCTACTAATACTATTAACAAGAGTTACAGAACCTCCAGTGCCTCCAGTATTATCTCCACTAGCGTTGGTATATATATCTTTACAAGTACTATTAATAAGATTTATTGATCCGCCATCGCCAAATCCTTCTGTTTTTCCGCCATTAGAATATATATCTTCACTAACAGTATCAGTAAGAGATATTGATCCAGCAGATAAACCATTCTGTCCGGGAGTTACGTCGCCAGCATTAGCGTATATATCTCCAAGATTAATTGATTTATCGCTAACTACAGATATATTGTTTCCACTTGTACCGGGAGTAATCTCGGTATTAGTATCATAATCAAAAACCGCATCGATACCATTACCATCTATTCCACCAAGAAAACTTTGAGTTGCCCCAGCACCCCTGACAGCAATCCTGTTAGGCCATTCGCTAGCATTTGCAACATTAAGATCAACACCTCCAAAGTTACCCGCACCAAAATCTAAAACCTTGTTGCCACTTCCAGCATAAGCAACTTCAAAAGCTTTCTGAGCAGTTAAAAAAGGAGATCCGATGCTACCGTCTCCAGTAGCATCATTCCCGTTACTTCTTACATAGATTGGCGAATAGCCAGACAAATCTGCCATAGTTAATTATTCTTGGTTGGTGGTTCAACATACAATTTTGCCAGTTCAGTTGCGGGATCGCTGCCCAACAACTCCAAAAATCTTGCTTCAGCCTGACTCTGGGTATAATCACCAACGGCATCATAACTTTCACCTTCCCATAGGGTTAAAGTTTTATAGAACGGAGCAGACTGTGCCTTGCAAACTTTACTTCTTTGAACATCAACAACTACTAGTGGTAACTCTGCCACCTTGATAGTTTTATCTTTTACTACTACTTCTAGTGGTGGATCAAATTTAATCATATCTATATCCTTATTTATCTAGATGGTGGTGCTGGCGGAACAAACAAGCCTTCTAATACCTTGGCTGGTTCACTACCAAGCAACTCATTAACTCTACTCTCAACCTGAGCCTGGGTATAATCACCAGCGGTTGTATAAGCATCACCTTCCCAAAGAACTAGTGGTCTTGGACAGGGACGAATTTGGGCCATTACACTCTTACGCTTGTTGTTATCAATAATAGTAACATCAAGTTCAGTTAAAGTGATAGGATTAAAGGTCTTAACAGTACCATCAGTTTTAGTAATAGCTGGTGGTGTTACAGTAACTGGGTTAGCTAAAATCATAATTTCTCTCCTTAAGTTTAAATTATTAGTAACCGGGAACAAAAGCAACGATATCCCACTTATCTCGTCCAGAGTGATATGTTGCTGCTAATACATCCATTTTATTCGCACTTGTACTCCAAGGTAGTGGAGACGAAGCTGAAGATGGAAGATTAAACTTATTTCCTAGTGTTACAGCTCTATTGCCTGTAGAGTCTTGAGATATTCTCCAACGAAGAGTTTTACCGTTGACTGGATTTGTTGGGTTAGCCAAAGTAGCATTACCTGTGAGAGTAATATCAGTTATATCAATTTCACTAGCATCTACATTAATAGTTCCACTAGTATTACCTAAAACGTTTATATTTGGTAAACTTGATCCCGCAGCAGTAGTTTGAGTTGAACCGTCTGAAAAAACAATTCCAGCGGGAATTTCTAGATTTCCTTGATTGTTGAAATTCCATTCATACGATGGAGAGCCGAATGTCCAATTAATAGTCTGCTGAACTGGTCCCTGTGGAAAAACATCAGTTGGACTAATATATAAAATAGGATCTGGACCTGGACTTGGATTAGGATCGATATCGGTAACAGTAACAAAAGTTCCATTAACAAAAAATGTGGCGCCAACCGGTGGAAGAGGAGAAAAAGCTTCTATATGACCATCTGGACGAGAGTAATTAATGTATGTTGATCCAGTTTGTACTCCCAATCCTCCAGCTTTAATTTGTACTTTATGATCATAATCTGTTACTTTAACATGAGCTTGCTCACCTCCCACTATCAATTCAGCATCACTACCATCCTGAGTTCCACCGGCTCTTAAATGAATATGATTAGGGGCTGTTGGATCAATAATTAAGTATTGGTCATTATTATATAAAGTATTATCTGGAACAAGCTCAATAGTTCCCTTATTACTACCATCTCCAGAACCAGTACCACTGCCGATAATTTTTATACTATCAAATGTAATATCTCCGGTATCCGCAGTTCCAGAAACTCCTCCTCCACCAATAGCATTTGCAATTTGACTTAAACTAATTTTCTTAGTAATTCCACCATTAGATGGATCGTCCATAAATAAGAAAACATCATCATTACTTAAACTACCGCTACCTTCTGGAAATTGATTTATTCTTTTAATACTCATTATGCACCTACTATGGTTTGGCCACCAATCAATTGTACAAAGATGCCGTTATAGAATCTATTCCCATATTTGCTTTGAATATCTTGTATCAATGGATAGTTTTGAGTGTATGTATTCAATGTGTTATAATTACCATGAAAGGTAGTAGAAATAACACAGGAACCATTTTTAATGGGATTATTACTATTAGCTTGTATAATATCTGTATATGGTCTGGGCATGATTTACTCCAATTTAAAGTATGATTTGTGAACTATTTAAAATCAGATTATTATCTTGATCTAGTATCTCTATCTTAGATACACCGTTTATTTCTTGCAGATATTCAACGAGTTTTTTAGGAGTATCTAATGTGTTGATTATTAATAAATTATCGTTAATATGAGCAATATCTACTGATATATGATCTAAGCCATATAGTTTTATTAAATAATTATTTATTGTTAATTCATATGCTAAAATAAAAGAATCCGACATTGTATAAATACTCCTTAAATAATTAACTTTTAGGTGGTAATGCCATTTCCTTGACTATCTAGAGATACGCATGATGGTGCAATGTTGCTCTGTGTTGCAAACAACCAGTATCCGCTATTCGTCCCATTTCCTTTATAGAAAGCGGCTTTATACCATTCGTTTTCTGAACACAAAAAGAATAAAGCGTTATTGGATCTAGAAGGATTATTTTGACTCATATTATATGCTCCAGTTTCTGTAGTAGAAGCATCTTGTAAACCACTAGGTTTACCATTATGTAGCCAATTACAATATCTAGCACAACTATTCCATGTTACTAAATTTACTGGTTTATTAGCCATGTTTGTTTTAGCAGAGTATGTATAATTTCCAACAGATCCTGACCTATTGATTCCGCCATATGGTGAAAAATACATATTATTTACATACAATCCATGAGTATCTGTTTTAGCTACTGCATTTAAAAATTCTATATATTCTTGATTAGTAACTTCATATGTTCCTATATAATATAGATATGAAACACTACCATATCCAGTAGTATCACTACTATTGTTTATATCTCCAACAGGCAATAAATTGGTATATATATTAGATGATTGTATTGCGGCAACTCTCATACCTATATATTCGCTATATGACGAAGCAGATGTATAGTTTCGATAAGAAGAACTCAGATAAGCAGCATCATAAGCTAGATTACCACCTCTAAAAACTCTAGAGTCTGAACCTACTAAGCCCTCCGTCCATTCCCAAACATTACCAGCAAAATCATAGGCTCCATAATAGCTTGGTTTACCATTAGTACCAACTGTTGAAACATTACCTCCGCAATTATTATAGTTTGCAGTATTAGAAACTAATACTATTGCTTTAGAAGGTGTGATAGTAGGAGTAATTGAGGGCGTTAATGTTGATGTTGCGGTTACTGTTGGCGTGATTGATGTAGTAACTGATGGAGTAATAGTATTGGTCACTGATGGCGTTGGAGAAACTAGTGAAGAAGTCGGTGTTTGAGTTAAAGACGTAGTAATAGATGGAGTAATGGTATTGGTTACTGTTGGTGTGGGTGTTATTGGAGAAGTTGTTGGAGTCGGAGTAACTGGAGTTATAGTAGGTGTTGGTGTTAGTGATTGTGTTGGAGTAGGAGATAAAGGCACATATACTAGAGGGTCTGATAGCCATAGATTATATTCTATGTCGTTGTTAATAAATTTATTACTATATTTTAAATCTATATTATTGATATTAGCAATAGATCCATTGTATTCTCTATGATAGGTACTATTTTTATTACCAACACTAACAGAAATAGATAACCTATTATTTACAGGTTGTCCACTAATTGCGCTATAAATAATAGGTGACATAGTATTTATTTTTCTATTTTTCTATACGATCTTCTAATGCTTCTAAAGTTTTACTAAGCATAGCGATCTGAATTTTAAGTTCATTCATCACTTCTGTATTTCTTTGTAAAGCATTGGCAAACGCAGCTTGAGTTTCTTTATTTGTTGCTAGTCTTTCCATAATAAATTGACGATCATGCAAATATGGACTTTGTGTTTCTATCATATGAGATACCTCTGCTTTAGTCGCCATATTTCTGCCTATAGCGACCCAAAACCCTACCATAGTTACTATAATTCCTATACTCGTTGTGGCAATATTTTCCCAGAAATGTATGATAGTATCACTCATATTATTCTTTCTATATAAATTAAATAAGCCAACGACACTTTTATGCATCATTGGCTTATTATGTCGTTAATTGTAATAAAACTAAATTAGTGCTTTTCTTTATAGCTCGTTACAACTGGAGTTGATTTACCCAACATGTATGTTAAACGACCAGGAACTAATGTTGTGGGGTTAGCAGCAACGTCGTTACCAAAACTATCTGTGGGTGATAAAACAGAACCGTTAGCATACTTACCAGTATACAAATTAAAATTACCAGCCCTGAAAGCTGTGGCAGTTTTATTTGTTACGACTGATTCTAGTTTATTGATACTACGAGTAACAGTATCGCCAGTATCGGTAATAGCAGTTGACGCTACACCTGCAAGTTCTGTTGTGACTCTAGCAGCAATTGGCTTGATATGCTGATGAGCAAAAACTCCACCACTTACGGCCTTGGTATTGCCTACAACAGCACTTTCTACAACTACTGAACCAAATACTCCAACATTAGAGCCTTTTGGATTTTGCTTTGAAACTACCGAAGAATTAGATCCTCCAGCAATAATCGAACCGCCATTATTTTTAGTTGATGTACCTTGAAAATAATTTCCGGTTGTATCGCTAAGGTTTTGTTGAATTGTGGCCATATTACTCTCCATTATTGTAAATAAAGATGACTAGTCAACAAAATATACCCCAAATATGTATAAAATTAAATATTTTGAAGTAAAAGCGGAATATTAGCTATATAATGTGCCCTAACGCCATAAATACCAGAAGACTTTAGTGTTTCTATATGCTTTGGAGTCCAAATATTTCCATTACAAATAGTATGTATATTAGATTTAGCTGTAAGATATTTAGAAGCAATTAAATTATCATTAATATCATCAATCATATGTCCCGTAGACGGTAGCACATATTCAACACCAAAACTTTTTAATATTTGACAAGTTTTAGCTAGTGTCTCATGGTTAAATACTCTATATTCTAGAATATATCTAAGTATAATATTATGGGTTTTACAAATGTCTATATTATTTTGTATATCTTCTCTTAATTTTTCATATTTTCTATTGGCAATAAATTTAGCCGGTGCTACAACATCTATAACCGAAACTCCTTGTTTGGCCGCTATAGCAACAGAGGAGGATCTGGTTTTAAGATCAGAAATACCGTAGGGATAATCTATAGGACATGATATATTAATAGAATCCATATCTACTAAAGATTTAATAGTAGATAAATGTATAAAATGTAATGCGATATTTGATACGCCTAATTTAATAGCAGACGCGATATTATGCTTAATCTCATCATCAGATAGTGAATAATCATAGCAAGCATACTCTATATACATTACTATTTTCTTTTTACATAGGTTTTTAAAAAGTCTATATTTGGATATTTTTTAGTACCAAGTATACCATCTGCAAAACCATAATCTACAGCTTCTTGTGCTGTCAGAATCCAATCGCATTTATTGGCTAATTGTGACACAATATGCTTTTTGGCCATCATTCTTTTCCAATTTTTTTCTTTACATATGCTACTATTCATACACCTATCGGTAAATACATCAACCATCTTATCGCATTCTTTTTCGTTCCATTGGATACCAGCAACGGCCGCTTTACTATGTTCTCCATCTAGAGTGAACGAACCATAATGAATCATCATATTTGTATTGGGCATCAATATTCTTAAATCCGCAGCCTGAAACAAAAAGCTACTAGAAGACTCAGCTTTGGCATAAGATAGTATTATTACTCTAGCTTTGGATGCTTTGACAGCATCGTACATGCCTAAACAGTCTTGCCAATCTCCTCCGGGAAGATGCATATGAATTAGAATAGGTTCCAAAGAAAGTAAATTTAGGTATCTTAAGTTTTTTTCAAATGAAATGGCTGAACGATAATCAACACCGCTTTCTTCTTCAGTATCAGATAAATATGAATGTAGATATATTTCTCTATTAAGAGGATCTATATTATAGTTATGAAGTAAAGATAGATCCAAATCTTTTTGATTATTAGACATAATAATTATTCCAGATATTCATAAACACTATTATTTATTCTTGTCATAACATCAGAATCTTTGAATGCTTTACCAATACCAATTCTAAATCTGTATCGCGTAAAAATATCTAATGTTTCTACTCCAGGAGTTACCTCAATAATATTAGCTACTGTTTCTGTGATATTAAAATTTGTATGCCCCACCCAAAAATTAAAAATTTTACTGCTGGCAGTATTTTCTGTAAGTGGTATTATTCCCATAGGCGTGGCTATTACTTTTATATTCTTTTTGTTATATGCTAAAAAACTCGTTTCGTGTTTTTCTTCATCGCCATCATACATTACATCATCATCTTGATTATCTTCGGTATCTTTTTTAAGCTGATTAATTAATTCTTGTTTATCATCTTCTCCAAAGGGATCAAACCATTTCTGCCACATAATAATATTTTCTGGTTTATGATAGGTAGTCATTTACATATACCGCATAGAATGAGTGTTTGTGTTCATGTCTTATAGTAAGACCAGACAACGGTATTTCAATTGATTTCACCACTAAATACAGATAATGGTCTAATTACCGGTTGATCATTTTTTTCTTGGTATTGTTTAGATTTTAATAACTCAGTATGAAATAATGACCATGCTATAATAATATTGTCACATAATAGTGTATGCATATCTTCTTGATTGGTTTTTTTGTGTTGTTTTAATATATTAATTAGGTCATTTTTTAAATACCCCTCATTAATAGATAACAAAAATTGACCATATTTTTCAGCTAAACTGGTTATCTCTGTCAAGTTTTTACCATTGGTTTCTGGCAAAATACAGGACACATCAATATCTAAATCATTAGTTAAAGCAAATATCAATCCTCCGATATATTGCTCTTTATCTAAGAGTGATGTTTTTTTAACTGGCTGCGGTTTATCAAAAAAATACTTATATAATCTGATAAAATATTTATTTAGATTAAGCATTTGTCTGCGTTTCTAATTATCTCCAGTCCTCTTTTAATATTCTGTCGCACAGCTTCTCTTGAAACGCCAAAAACTTTTCCTATTTCTGATAATGTTTTATCCTGAAAGTAATACATTTCTATCTGCTTCTTCTGTTTAGCAGATAAGACATTATTATTATTGAGTAGTGAGTTGATATCCTGTTCTAAATTATTTTGGCTTTCATTATCTATTAATATTTGCAAAGGAGACTTTTGCTTTGAGTCTGGTAATAAAGCATCAAGCTTTTGCTCATTGTCATTATCCATATCTAAACTATAATGCTTTTTATTTTTGTATCTTTGTGTAATATAGGTTTTAATTGCCCATATAGCGCATTGATTTCTATAAGAATAGATGGTCTTTTTCTGTCCAGATTTACCTGTCCTATCGGCATCAAATCTCCAATCAGCATACATAATGGCAGTAGCAACATCGGATATCGCTTCTTCGTTCTTAAGCATCTCAGCAGATAAACCATTGTAAAACTGCGGACCGAATTTAGAAATTGTTTTTTTTGCTAAAGATATATATTGCGATAAAGAATCAAACTTTTTTTCCATTTTAGTCCTCAAATACTTGACATCAAACCGCCAAAATATACGCTATTCGGGCTTTTTGCTGTCCTTCGTTAGTTTATTCCATGTCTCAGGATCGGGTCTATCCTTATCTCCTGGTTTGGCCGGGCGATATTTTTTTCCTTCTCTTTCTTTTTTCTTCCTGATGTTTTCCCACAATCCAGGTTTAGAGCCTCCTTCGGAGGTATCGTCATTTTCCGTAACATACATGACAAAATCATGAATTGTTCTCATGTAGTCCTCAGTTATGGCGATTTTACCCTGAAGCCAGCTCTCTGTCAAGTTTTCTTTTACGGCTGGGTTATTTAGGGCATCAAGTATATTTTGTGCGTGTGTGCGTATCGCTTTGATTGATCCTAAGCTCATATTATAAAAATCTTCTTTGTACTCTTGCAAATCTTCATTAGCTACAGGCTTATTGTTAGATAATAAATTTTCGTTAAGATTATTCAAGATTTTATGAAATCTGTCCATTGTCGTTCTTTCTGTAACAAGGGGTGTAGCTCTTTGAAGAGATATTTTGCTAATATTATAGAAGCATCGTTGTCTGATTTATAATGTACACCTTGGCGTATGCGGGCATTAGCCGTATTATTAACCTGCTCTTTTAGCTCGTATTTTAATGACGAATATAGCTCGCTTAATATTTCGCAGGCTAAAGCTGTATAGAATGTGTGTCCGGAGGGATATGATGGGGTGTGATGTGTTTGTGTCTCTAATACATCTATGTTTAAGCCATAAATTTTGCCAATAGTTTGTGGTCGTGGTCTATTATATAGATATTTAATATTCATCATTACTGGTTTTGTAATACTATAAAACATATCGAAATAAGCAGAAGGAAACGCTAAACTTCTTTGTTCAAGAAGTTTTTTAATTCCGTAATTTGGATCGTCGTCAATATCTAGTATCGATTGTTTATCTGCTATTGATCTGTGTGACGATGATTGATCCTGAACATAAACTACTTCGTTGTATGTTTTCTTACTACTATTAGCGGCTGGGGGTTCTAGTTTTGTTTCCCAGTTAAAAGATATAACTTTGGCTACAGGATATTCTATGATCGAATCTGAATATTTTATTGAGTCTATATCAAGATGAGTTAACTTATGATCTATATCAAATAATAGTTTATTAATTGCTCTCATTTTAATTATGCTTGAAGGCTTAAGAAATTATCCAGACCCATTTGCTCGATAAGCTTAAGATATCCCTCGTATAATTTAATACCGTCTTCGCTACCCTGTAGCAAAGGAATCATAATATTGGCAGTGAGTTCATCTCCTACGGCTCGTGCGGCGGCAATAGTGGCTCTTTCGGCAGATGATGCTTCTCTTACGGAAGCTAAATTATAGTTAATCATTGCTACCATATCATGTCTTGTCCAAGATGGTGGTGAAACTATTAGTGGTTGATAATCACTATCAAAAAATTCTAATCTTTCTATATTTATCATGGCGTGTCTATGTTCTTCTATAGCGTCTTTCTTGATAGCGTCCGCTAGTTTTTTATAGCCCCATCTATCTAAATGAATAGCCTGAGCCGACAGCGCTGTTGTTTGCTGCCAGTGAATATTCAAAGATTTTTTAAGTAGTTCGATGACAGTTTCTGTAGAATAATTAGTAATTTCTTGAGATTCTGTGTTTTCTAATTTTTTATCCATATTTAGTATTACTCTTTCTTGATCTTGTAATAGTTCTGATATTGTTTTCATATTATCACCAAGCTCGACATGACCAGTATCGGGCTTTCCATTTTGGGCCAGGATTATCGCAGTTGTGTCTGGCTCTAAAACTTTTTCTTCTTTCTGGAATATTTTTCTTGATTTTCATATTTTTGTCACCGAATCTCACGATAACAACCTTACCCTTATCATTCTTGACATAAACTGCAGATTTTTTAGGACCGTCTGGTGTTCTAAAGGGTTTATTTAAAGTTACTTTACGTCCCTGATACTCTGCTGCTGTTAAATGAGAAATATCGTATTCTTCTGTAGCTTCTCCATAATCTATATAGTCTTCATTTTGAGGAAAGATTAAATTAGAAAGCGTAAGTAATTCTTCTGGTTGTTCATCATCTTGACAACCTTCACAGTCAAAAGCTAAACTAAAACCTAAAATTTCTAAAACTTGATCTAATAAATTGCCTTTAGTTTTTTTAGTTTGTCCTAAGCACACAGCTACTCTTTGCTTAGTATCTTCGTAGTCCTTCTTCATAGTTTCGTCGCCCATACAGCGACTTATAAACTTTTGACGATCTTCATTTTTTTCTGGTTGTGGAATGGGCATCAATAGAGTCTCCTTCAACTCTTTATACACCTTTCTATCAGATTGGCAGTATTACTCCATGATAGTTTTTTGGCCGTTTCTAAGCCACTAGAATTAGTTCTAATATTATTTTTATATAAATATCTCATATGTTCTATGCATTGATCTTTTTGTTTTGATTCTATTTTAGCCCAATAGCCTTGATTTCTAAAAGCCTTCCCATCAAAAGCTAATTCTTTATCGTATATATCAATCAAATAACAATTATCTTTATTGCAAAATTCTTTATGTGCTGAATAATTTGTTGCTATAACTGGTTTGTTCATAGCCATACATTCCAGCAACTCTAAATTCCAACCTTCTGCACGCGAAGGGAAAATTCCACAAGAAGCTGCACCAATAATGTCTGCTATTTGAGCATGAGTTTCTACCCCGGTTGATATTTTAACCCTAGTATCACTAGAGTACATTTTTTTCCAATAATTTAGTTCGTCCTCATTTGAATAGCTATTAGTATGTTCAGAAGCCAATATCCATAGTTCAACATCATTATTGTCTGGAAAAGCAGTTTGAAATAATTCTAATAATATATCATGTCCCTTGCGAACTTCCCATTTACCTATATTAAGAAATATGTATTTATCCGAAAATTTATTAGTAGTTTTTGTATAAGAAAATGTGTTGGTATTAACGCCAAGAGGAATAACATCTACAGGTTGAGTTACCCCATTATTAATCATAACCTGCTTTGCCCAATCACTAGTCACAAAAATACTATCCGGTACTTTGAGATGATTTTTCTCATGATCAGAAAAAGTGTCCAATTCAAAAAAGGGAAAAGCATAATATTTACCGTTACCAATATGTTCTGCTAAGTCAAACTGATGCCAGATTTTTAAACAAACATCATGTGGATAAAGTTTAGGATTTTCTATCCAGGGCTTAACAAGATCGTAGTCCTCTTGATTATCAACTACTGGTGAGCCTTTAGGGAAATATGCTATATTGTTATTTTTAGATAGCTCTTTCAAAATATTAAAAGAAGCTATTCCATAACCTGTATTATTTATAGGTCCACAAAAATTAATATTCATTAAACACCTAAAGTAGGATTGTTATTGTTGTGTATTTTATTTACTCGACAGAATTGGCTACATTTTGCCATATGTTTTATATGAGATGCTCCTATATAACAACAACAAGAGCGTATACCACCTAAAAGTTCTTGTATCACTTTGTCTAAAGAGCCTTTATATTTAACTGCTATTTTCGTGCCTTCGCTTGCTCTATATTCTTTCACTGTATCTTCATATAGTTGTTGAGAGTGATGAGTACTCATTCCATAATAAGAAAATTTGACTTTGCGTTTTTCTGTTGTGTATCCCGGATCATTCGGTTGATAAAAGTTACCGTGACGAGACAGATATTCGTATTCCCATTCTCCATCGCATGGTTCGCTACCAGCGAAGTACCCGCCAAGCATAACAAAATCGCTTCCGGAGCATAGTGATTTACATACATCACCAGAGGTTTTGTGCCCGCCGTCCGAAACGATTAGACCCAGTTTCTTCGGTCCGTTTTGAAGGCCATGAGCCACATAAGCATTTTCTAAACAAGCGGACAACTGAGGCATTCCGCAGCCAGTCAAAAATCTTGTTGTACATGCTGATCCACCGCCTATACCAACCTTAACAATATCTACGCCGCCATAAATCAAAAGTTCTTGAGTAGACGATGTATTGGTAACATTTCCTGCAATAATGATTGATTCTGGAAAATGTTCTCTAACCTTATGACAATACTTGACAAAAACATCCATATGTCCATTGGGAACATCTATGCAAATATTAGGCTGTTTTCCGAGTTTGTTTTTTAGTTCTAATAAATGATTAAGATCACTTTTTTTATAACCTATTGAAACAAAAGTATAATCTATGTTGGATTGATGATCGATAAAATATTTATATAGCTCTTCAACAGTATGATATTTATGTAAACATGCTATCATCTTATGATTCGCCAATTCAATAGCCATATCAAAACTACAAAAACTCATATTAGCACACATAATAGGTATGCCCGTCCAAGTTCTTGGACTATGATAAAAACTAAATGTTCTTTCTAAATTAATTTCTGATCGGCTAGTAAGAGTGGATCTTTGTGGTACAATTAACACATCGTCAAAATCTAGTTTAGTTTCATTCACAATCTTCTGCATCTTATACTTTCTTTAAGAAATCATCTATGTCGTAGCATTTCCAATTTTTAAAATCTTCAAATCCAGTTTCACTCACACATATCCTAGATCCATACATAATATTTTTCTTTTTATAGTGATACATCGCAGAGAGGATGGCTGACTCTGGATCGGTAGTATCAATAATATATCTTATTTCGCCAGATTTTACATAGTATTTTGGCATTTTGGTTTTTTTGTGCGATTTCCAATGATCTGGTGTATCAACATATAGTACGAGGAGATATGTTTATGTCAACCAAAACTTGCGTAAAGTGCAAAGTATCAAAAGCTTTGTTAAATTTTACAAATAATAAAACAAAAAAAGACGGAAAAAATAATTATTGTAAAGTTTGTCAACAAACATATAGAAAACAAAACAGAAAAAAAATTCAAAAATATCTAAAAAAATATAGAACAAAAAATAAAAAAAAATTAACAAATCTATATAAAACATATAGACATAACAATAAAGAAAAAATTAAATATAAAGATGCTCAATATAGAGAGAAAAATAAAGAAAAAATACAAAAATACAATAAAAAATGGAGAAAAAAAAATAAGCTTTTGATTAATAAAAAAAAGAAAGAGTATTATTACCGACGTATAGTAGATATAGATTATAGAATTCTTAATAATTTAAGAAGTAGAATAAGAATAGCTATTAAAAATGGGAAAAAATGTTCAAAGACGATAGATATTTTAGGAGCAAGTATAGAAGAAGTTAGATTTCATATACAGAAACAATTCAAGGAAGGTATGAGCTGGGAAAATTATGGTTTATATGGATGGCATATAGATCATATTATCCCTTGTGATAAATTCGATCTTTCAAAAACTAATGATCAAAAAAAATGTTTTCATTATACAAATCTTCAGCCTTTATGGGCAAAAGACAACATTAAAAAATCAAATAAAATCATATATTAAAAAATTGCCATCTTCTATAAGATTCAATGTTTTCATCAGCATCAATATGCTTAAGATAGTTTTTAAGATCATCCCATGAAGAAAAAATCATTTGATGAGGAATAGTTCCAAATATCCAATCAGGAGCATTTATTTTCCCTTGCTCGACATGAATAAGAATGGGTTTCTTACATCTGTTTGCACTGAAAATTTCCTCATATGTTCCGCATGGATGTATATCTAAATTCAGATTTACTATTAGAAAATCACTGATATCTACTAATCTCAAATCAACACGACGTATAACTTTCATCATTTCTGAAAGTTCGTCGTATCTTTCTTTTTGTTTTAGTTTTGTCTTAACCAGATGAGAATCGTGATCTTCCATTCCTGTTGTTGTTGGTTTTGTTATGGGGTTAAAAACTACAATACCCATTTGCTCCAAAAACGGAGTTATATTATCTCTCCATGTAGCTCCTCTATCGGCAACTCTATCCATAGCGCCGGCTAAGTAAACTCTTTGATTTTTCAGTCTATTCATTCGCCTAACAAAAAAGTTAATAAGTTCTTACTGGAAGATATAGAATTACCAGATAAACATTGAGATAGTCCATGTATGATACCAAATATAATAGCCAATGTAAAAAATAATCCTAAATGCATAATGTTAAACTCCAATATTGTTATATTTTGCTCTCATAGAAACTACTTCATGAATCATTTGTTGTAAAGTTTCTGGGTTCGTAGATCTACCGAGAGGGTTTTCATAGTACAGGCCAACCGGATGGTTCACTAATTCTATTGTAGCACCACCGAACGCACAACGCAACCAAAAATCTCCATCGGCAGCAGTTTTATATTTTTCATCAAACCAACCAAAACGATCATGTAAATTTTTTCTCCATAAAGGCATGCAATGGGGGCTGTTGTTTTTAAGTAAATTATTGAATGAATGGGGTAGGTATGGATATATTTCTAAAAAAGAATTGTCTATATATTTTTCATTAGCTATATGGGATACATATGTAAATCCATAAACAATATCTAATTTAGAATTGTTTAAAAATTTATTTATTAATATTTCTACTCCTTCTTTATTTTTACGATCATCAGCATTCCAATTACCTACAATTGGGGCCGAACATAATTTAATAGCCTGATTCCAACCAGCGTAAAGCCCAGGATCATCATTCAATTTAAAGTATTTAATATTAGCATATTTACGGGTCAATGGCGATAAATACTTTTCTTCATTTTCTGGTGAATTGCAATTTAAAAAAATAAACTCTATTTGATCAAATATTGTTTGTTCAAACATATTTTCTATATAACCTAAAATAAACTTTTCTGCTTTATAAAAAGAGCAAAATAAAGAGCATATATAATTCATTTTGATATAGTGATCCATTCTCTAATTGGAAATATATCCCCGTGCCACTTAGTATATTCTAATGGATTGGGGCAAAATATTTTATTGTTACATCCTAAGAATCCTATCCACCAACTAAATGTTCCAAGCGATAATATTTTATAGGTAAATTTTGATGCAAATTTAATTGTATTTTCTGGAGTATTGTTATATGGTGTCAAATTAAATTCTTGAATTAGTTTTTTAACTATCGAATGATTTGGAGAATCCGTACTGATATAATTAATATCTCGTCTACTAGAGGCAATACTATCGTAATAATATTTGTAAGTAGGTATTTTATCTGTTTCGTCTTCTATATCGCCAAGCCTAACATGAACAAATAAACCATCTATATAATGGGAGTCATGATAAAATAAATTTAAATTTTGTTCTAGTAATTTTACCATATGATAATTTTGAAAAAAACCATTTAAGTATATATTACTGTATAATAATGTTTCGTTATCAATTTCTAAAAAATTGTCATCTGTAATCTCGGTTGTTTTTAAAAATTTTGTATCTTGTCCATAATTATTTGAGTCAACAATACTATTATTTAAAGGATTATAAATAAGTTGATTATATTTATTTGATAATATTTTTGCTATAGCATACTGAAAAAGGTTATTACCAAGTCGGCCTTGATAGTTTATATATATCATGATAATCTGTTTTCTTTTATATACAAAGCATCTCCCCACTCATTGTACATGACGGTCTCTTTACGATAAAAGTCATAAGTCTCTAAATAGGCGTCCATATCTGTAATTAATGGGCAGTTTTTATATACGTGCGATATATTTATTTCGCTATATATATAATCAAATTTATTAATATATTCATCAAAACTTTTTATAGCTTCTAGTTCATATCCCTGAATATCTATGTTAAGAAAATTATATTTATTCATATTTATGTGATATTGATCTATTAGCGTTGACATTCTACGCATTTCAACAGAAATAGTATTTGTGTAAAAAATATCTGGATGCAATTCAAGATGCCTTCCCATTTCTAAAACAGATGAAGACTGCCCGTTGTTGGCTATATTCAGATTAATTGTACTATTTTTATTTCCTATAGCAGAAATTATTACTGTGTCTTCTGGTGAGGATTTTTGTTGCAAAAATTTAAAATACTCAGGGTTAGCTTCTATCCAAACAACTGGACGAATGTTATTATTCGTATACCAATCAGAATCCTCCCCCTTGTGTGCGCCTATATGAATAGCGCCAGTTACATTTTTAAGATAGGTATTTACGTTATTAATTAACATATATTTTGTATTAGTATCAAACAATTATCATGCTGATTCGTGGTATGTTCTAGATTTTTAATGATAAAATTAAAAGGATATTTTTTTTGTAAAATTGTGAGTTTATTTTTATATTCTGGAATATAATGTATATTTACATCCTCTATAATATACATTCCGTTATTATTTAGTTTATAGATAGAATTTTCTAAAAATATTAAATTGGCATTAATTTCGTGTAATCCATCATCTATTATAATATCAAATTGATGTTGCAAATCTGCATTTTCCCATAGTTCTATTATGGAATTTTTATTTGTTTGGTCAACAAAGAATGTTTTTATTCTATCTTCGCTAAATAAAACTCTTTTATCTATATCTGCTCCGTATATGGTAGCGTTTTTAAAAAATCTTTTCCATCCTCTTAATGATGCCCCTGGTATACCATTCGGCCCCATAGAAGAAGCCACGTCGATATAGTTTGTACCTAGACCTAATTCAAATACATGTTTTATATCATACTTTGTTGAATTAAATAGTGAATAATATTCTTCTGTATAGTTATGATGTTTTTGCAAAATATTACTTTTATCACTTCCTTCTTCAGCCATAATCTCACAAAGCTCTGTTGGCCTAATCATTCATCATTCACCTTTCTAAGAATTTTTCTACATACACTGTCTAATGTAAAATAGTCATTATATATCTGATTAATGTTGTCTAGCATATTTATATACTGTTTATCATCTATAGAATTAAGGACGTCTTCTATCGTATCGATTTCATTTTCTTTTATTAATATACAAATATCTTTCCAGTTAATATCGTTAACCCATGGTAAATAATGCCTATCACTTACATATACAGGCACAGATTTGAGCTGCATCGCTTCATACAGTCGAAAACTACTAGGACCATAACCGCGAGGACATAACGAAAATTTGCTTCTGCTTGTAAAATTTAAGAATATATCCAGATCTTCTTTTGATACGTTTGGCGACCAGGTTTTTTGATAAAAAAAGTATTTTGTATTATTAAAATAGGTTTTAAATAATTTAGCTCGAATAGGATTAGTATTAGAACCAACAAAAGAGCAAAAAATATCCTTATCCTTAGCGTTAATAATAGGAGGATTCGATATACCTGAACATATCAATGGAATTGGTATAACGTTTTTATTTTGATAATTACCTCCGGCCGAGAAAACCATTGTGTCTGGTGGCAAAATTTCTCTGGGAGCATCGTCATGCTGACAAACTATAAAATACTTATCATTTTTAGATAAGCTATCAAGATAACTTACAAGTTTTTGAATATCGCAACCATTATTATAATAGCTTGTCCATCCAACATTTATAAATTTTCTAGATGTTTTTATATTGTTGTTTTTAACAAAATCAATAAAATAATCTTCTAAATATAAACCTTTATGATAAGGAGGGTATGTGGGATAATTTGGAGCGGGCGTCAGGGACATACGACTACTTTCTTTATTTCATCTAGTAGTTTTCGCTTATTGTCTACCCCAACAGTAAAATTAGCATGTGCCATTAATATATTTTTATCTATATAAGGAATTTTGATCGTTGGATCCCATCGTCTACCTATACTGAAAGAAACATTGTAATATAATTTATTCAAAAATTTAAATGATATCTTATTGTGTTTCAAATGGTTTAATGCAACCTGATCATTCAAGTAGCTGTCTATATTTGTTCTAATTTTTTGAAACAGATTTTTGATTCTGTCATTAGCTCTACAAATAAAAAAACCGCAACAAATATTATCTGGACCATCATCTATTCCAGCTAAATCATATTCCCCTAATTGCTCAACCAGATCTTTGGTTATTGGTTTATAAAACTCAATATCGCAATCAGCATGAATAAAAACGTCCCCATAACACTCATCTATGCTTCTGAGTATATAATCAACTTTTCTTTTCATGGTGATATTCCAACCACCATCCATATAATTCCCTGTTTCACATTCTTGAGGCATTTTCTCTACTATTAATTCCAAATTATCATTTTTGGGTATTGAGGGCAAAAAATAATTATTTAAAAGAACAGAATGAGATTCTGTATAAAAAGTATATAATTTCATTATTTTTTATAATTATAAACGTAGACAGTATACTTACCCCAAATATCGTCAATCAAATCACTAATGAAATTCCAATTACCACCGGCCAAACCGCTACCAAACTTGGGTGCGTGAATTTCTATATTCTCTGTTTGTTTTGTCGAGCCTGTATTCATATGAATAAAATGAGATAGTTGAACCATACTTTTTGTTAATGCCGCATAGTTTAATGGTCTAGTATTCGATGGATTTCTAATACCATTTTGAGCAATCATGTTTACGACATATAAAGAATGCTTGTATTTTGAGTCTTCTTTAATTTTTATAATTTGAGCATGTCCTAGATTTTGTCGTAAAAAATTCTTACCTAACATATGATAATTGGCTTTTGCTTCCGGATATCTTTCTGCAACAGCAGCGGCAAAACCTGCTCCAAATAGATCTATATTATTACATACATGAGGAATAAAGACCGTGGATCCATTATGTTCTGCTTTAAGTCTGCTCTCTGCTATATCAAAAATATCTTTATTACTAATTATATATTTTTTATTATTATCAAATGTTTTGGTGCTCATTGGTATTATCCTTTTTGAATTTTGCCCCATTTATCTAATGGACATGATTGATCAGCCCAAGCTAATTTATTCAGAAAAATCTTTTTTCTATTAATAGCACAACCACATACTCCGCATTCTTGTTTGTTTTTATTAAATTGATCACAGGCAAAACAAATAAGATATCTGCTATCTATTTCTTGTTGTGTTGATTTGGGAAATCCCGCCCACACATGAAATAGTAGGGATTTAAGAAATGTTTTGAGCTTTATAAGTATCATCTTTTTTGGTCTCTTTGATTGGTATAATATTATTATCTTTGTCCATAGTATAAATTTGTATTTTTTCTATTATTGTATTTCCTTTAAACCATCTTGGACTACCATCTATCAAAGAAATGCCTAATTTTGATCCATCTTTTTTGTGATCAATACTCAAAACATAGTATATAGAATCCAACAAAAAAGAATCTCCTGACTCTAATTCTTCTATGAATTTATCATTCATAATCTTGCCAATCTTCCCACAACTCATCTTGTCTTAGGTCTTCTATCTTCCGCTTATTTTCTTTTTTCCCCTTAGGAGAGTTCCAATCTTCATCTATATTATCTCTTTTATCCAAAGCTTTATTCTTAAGATGTTTTCTACGACCATTTTTACGCTCTATAAAATCATCTTTATTTCGTTCTGATTTCATTGTATATTACCAGTAATCTCCCGAGTATCTTTTAAAATTACAAGCCATGTATTGTTATATGTCGAGCACCAGATTTGTCAAGCCAATCCTTAAAAAGTATAGCTGTTGACAAAGTAGCTTTAGGACACTAATATTATGCAGGTCGGGTGATTTATACTCTTATATACTTACAATTCCAAATGAATTCTACTCTAGTTACCGGAATATGGGATCTCGACAGAGCATCCGCCTCAGAGGGTTGGGGAAGGAATTACGATCACTATATTAAGAATTTACAGAAGTTACTGTCTTCTTGTTATGATATAAATTTTATAGTATTTATAGACCCTAAAGATGAACATTATGTTTGGGAAGTAAGAGATAAGAATAATACTGTGGTCTATCATCACACAAAAGACCAATTTAATGGTAATTTCTTCCCATTTTTTGATAAGATACAGGATATAAGAAATAATCCAGCATGGTACAATCAAGCTGGTTGGTTGAAAGAGAGTACGCAAGGATCCATGGAATACTACAACCCTATGGTTATGAGTAAACCGTTCCTATTGCATAATGCAAAGATATACAATCCGTTTAATAGCGATTATTTGTATTGGATAGATGGTGGAATAACGAATACTGTTCATCCCGGTTATTTTAGTCATGATAAAGTTTTAGATAAAATAGAAAAACTAACTAAAAAATTCTTATTTATAGCTTTTCCCTATGAGACTAATAGCGAAATCCATGGATTTGATATAGCAAAAATGGACAGTATAGCAGGGCAACACGTAAATAGAGTTGCTAGAGGAGGATTTTTTGGAGGGAAAAAAGAATATATTTCGGCAGCTAATGATATGTATTATGGTCTTTTAAATGATACTCTTAATCAAGGGTATATGGGTACAGAAGAGAGTATTTTTACATTAATGACCTATTTAAAACCGGAAATGTATCAATATGAAATGATTAATGATGACGGTTTAATAAATACTTTTTTTGAAAATGTGAAAAATAACAAAACAGACTTGCAAAAAATGTTAGCAACTAAACCATATAAGAATGAAGATATTTATTTATATATTAATGCTTTTAATTCTCCAGAACAATTGCAGATGGTTCTTGATAGTTTTGAAGTTTATGATCCTAAATTTTTAACACACACTAAAAAAGTTCTCATTAACAATACAACCAAAGAAGAATTGTTCTCTAAATATGATATTATTACTAAAAAATATAAATTTGATGAAGAAATAAGAAAAGGCAATTTAGGAGTATGTAGGGCAAGACAAGAGGCTGCCGAGCATTTCAAAAACACAGAATCAAAATATATGATGTTTTTTGAAGATGATATGTTATTAAGCATGAGTGGCGGCGATTATTGTAATTTTGGGCTTAAACGCAAAGTTAATAATCTTTTCGATACTATAATAAATATTATGGATAATGAAGAGTATGATTTTTTAAAATTAAGTTTTAGTGAGTTTTATGGTCATAATGGAGAGCAATGGAGTTGGCATAATGTTCCTCAAGATAAACGCATAGAGTACTTCGGTAGTGTTAATGACAAACCCCCAACCCAATTTAATTGTATAAAAAGCCTAAATAATACACCATATGCAGAAGGAGAAATTTACTATTGTAACTGGCCTCATATTATAGGACAGAATGGTAATCAAAAGTTGTTCTTAGACACAAAATGGAATCATCCATATGAGCAAACATGGATGAGTCATATTTATACTCTTACTAAGGAAAATAAAGTTAAACCAGCAATATTATTAGCTAGTCCCATCTTACATAATAGGATACATTTTTATGAAGCGAGCGAAAGAAAAGAAAACTAAAGAAAATACTATTTTTATTCAGATAGCTTCTTACAGGGACCCTCAATTAATATTGACTATTAAAGATGCTATAGCTAATGCTTCTGATCCTGATAATTTAGTTTTTGGTATAGCTCGTCAATATAGCCCTAATGATAAATTTGACAATATAGACGAATATAGAAATGATAAAAGATTTAGAATATTAGATATTCCATATCAAGAATCTAGAGGCGTATGCTGGGCCAGAAACCAAGTACAGCAGCTATACAAAGACGAAAAATACACATTACAAATTGATAGTCATATGAGATTTGAGAAAAATTGGGACGTTGAATTTATTAAAATGATTACTGATTTACAATCTCAAGGCTATAAGAAACCTCTATTAACTGGGTATGTATCTTCTTTTGACCCAGACAATGATCCTGCTGCCAGAGTACGAGAACCATGGAGAATGGTTTTTGATAGATTTATTCCAGAAGGAGCTGTTTTCTTTTTGCCGGAGACTATTCCAGATTGGCAAAATCTAACAGGACCTGTTCCTGCTCGATTTTATTCTGCTCATTTCTGTTTTACTTTAGGAGAATTTAGCAAAGAGGTCCAGCATAACCCTGAATATTATTTTCATGGAGAAGAAATTAGTATAGCGGTACGAGCATATACCCATGGGTATGATCTGTTTCATCCTCATAAAGTTCTTATATGGCACGAATATACAAGAAAAGGACGAACAAAACAATGGGATGATGATCCTAAATGGGTAGATAAAAACAATAAATCTCATTTGACAAATAGAAAACTGTTTGGAATGGATGGAGAAACCCAAGAAGGTCACAACGGTCCTTATGGTTTTGGAGAGACTAGAACTCTAAAAGATTATGAAAAATATGCGGGTTTATTATTTAGTAAACGATCAATTCAACAACCAACAATAGATAAGCAATATCCTCCTAATCCTGATATTTATAAAACTGAAGAAGAATGGTTAAATAGCTTTTCTCGTATTTTTAAACACTGTATAGATATACAGTATGTTCAAGTGCCAGAAAACGATTATGATTTTTGGGTAGTGGCATTTCATGATGAAAAAGATAATACTTTGTATAGAAAAGATGCAGATCTCTCAGAGATACAAAATATGAAAAACGACCCGGATAAATATTGTAAAATTTGGAGAGAGTTTCCAACAACAGTTGAACCAAAATACTGGGTGGTGTGGCCTCATAGCGATAGCAAAGGCTGGTGTGATAAAATTACTGGGAATTTATACTAATTATGATTACAATTAATCAATATAAGTTTGCTGATATAGGTTTTTATATTAATTTAGATAGCAGAATAGATCGTAAAGATAAATTAGAGTTACAATTATATAATTATAATATAAGAAACGTAGTTAGATATTCAGCAAATACACAAACATCGTCTGGTCCTCAAAATTGTAAATCCAGTCATTATGAAATATATAGAAAATTTTTAGATACAGAATATGAAACTCTATTAGTCTTGGAGGATGACTGTTTATTTCTGCCGTATCTATATAATAATACTGAAGAGGTATATAATAATATATTTTCTTTAAATTTTGACTTATTTTGGTTAGGATGCAGAAATCGTCGCTGGCCAAAACCGTACAAGAATAAATGTTACCAAGTCCAGTCCGTTGCTCATACTCAGTCTTATATTATAAATCGCAAACTATGTGAATATATACTAAATTTTTTTCCAGAACATGGACACAACTCTTTAGCAATAGACGAGCTGTTATGTTTAGTACCATTTGGTTATGACGTCGCGTATGACCCAAATAAATTTAATTTTTATGAAATGGATAATCCTTTAGAGCAATTAGAGCAACATTTTTTATCTTTATGCTATGAAAGAGCCCTTACTACACAGTATCAATCTTATAGCGATTTATGGCATACAGAAGCTAATTATGAATACTATCTATCTTCTTCTTTTCCGGTTGTAGATTGATGAAAGTTTTATCTATTACATGGTCATATAACGACGATTTAATATACAAAGACAGCTTGTTGTATAAATCTTTCATTAAGTATAATTCTGCTAACGATTTTTTAAATATTCATTTTAATAGAAATAATTACATAGATGTAGAAGAAAAATTTAAAAATAAATTTGGATTTCAATACGAATATATTCTTTATAAAATATTTTTATTGAAAGAAAAACTTAATATAATAAATGATAACTTTATAATATATGCAGATACTAATGATGTTGTTTGTATATCAAATATATTAAAATTAAATAATTTTTTACCTGATAATCATGTTCTATTTTCTTCAGAATCTAATCAGTATCCATCGGCTGGTAAATTATGGAATTCGTATTCAATAAAAAATATATCGAAAGATACGTTTTTGAATTCTGGATTATTCATGGGGTCAAAAAAAAATATAGAGAGATTACTTAATAAGTGCCTAGAAGACATTTTGCCTTTAGAATATAAAGATTTCGGAGGCGATCAAGGCGTTTACACATATAATTATATAAATTATGACGATATCATTTTAGACACAACAAATAATATTTTTTTAAGCACTTATTTAAAATCTTCCGATTCTTATAATTTTGAGAATAATCGTATAGTTTGTAAAAAAAATAATACAAAACCGATATTTATTCATGATAATGGGTGGAACTACGGTAGTCCTAGATTTATAGAAAAATTTAATCTAATTTAATAGAGATATATAAAATGAATAAAATTGAACTACAAGAACACATAGAATATCTATATAAAAAAGATGATTTACCTAGAAGTCATAAAGATTATTTATCTACTATAAGAGAAAGATTTAATTTTGAGCCTAAAGTAATATACGATATAGGATCCTGCGTCCTTCATTGGACCAAAGAGGCGGAAAAAATATGGCCAAATGCTAAGTTTTATCTTTTTGAGACGATGGAGACTGTAGAGTTTCTTTATAATAAATTAGGATACGATTATAATTTAGGCGTGTTAAGCGACACGGAAAAAGAATTAATCTTTTATCAATCATCTGTCAGTCCGGGAGGCAACTCTTATTATAAAGAGAACAGCTGGGCTACCGATATTCATTACGGAGAAGACAGTAAAAGATATGTTAGAACTCAAACCGTTGATAATATAGTAAAAGCTAAAAGTTTTACATACGCCGATTTGATCAAAATAGACGTTCAGGGCTGTGAAATAGACATATTAAAAGGTATGGAAAAAACTTTAAAACATTGTCAGCATCTTATTGTGGAACTACAACACTCTCAGTATAATACAGGAGCCCCATTAGCAGACGAATCTATACCTATAATTGAATCTTTAGGATTTAAATTAGAAACTAGACTATTTTGCAATAACGGTCCAGATGGAGACTATCATTTTGTTAAAAAATAATTTTATATAATGAATAAATATTGTTTAATTACTACATATTATGGACTTAATGCTACTTGTCCCTCCAAACAAGCAACCAAACATAAATTTAATTACGATGGGGATGAACAAAATTTATATATCAATTTCAGTAATGATTTCGATCCTTGGCATAAAGACCATTTAATTGTTGGTAATTCAGGTAGAAAAGATTTAATATATAGTAAAATTTTTTTATTAAAAGACTTTATAAAAGAGCATATTGTAGGCCGCTACGACATAATATGTCATATAGATTATAGCGATGTTAAATTTGCACAAAGTTTTAATTCTATGATGACTAAATTTGACAAAACAGGCTTAGATTTCTGCATAGCAACAGAGAAGTCATGCTGGCCATATTTAGAAATAGTTCAAAAATGGACAAATAAAGAACTTTCACTTCAAGAATTTGATTACATAAATAGCGGATGTATAATATCAAAAACAGACACACTACTTAATTATTTAGACGAATTATCTCATCTTTGTTTGAATTCAGATATAGATTTTTGGGATGATCAAGGGGTTTGGCAGTATTACAACATAAATATACAAAAATTAAACGCAGATAAAACTTGTGAATATTTCTTTTGCACGGGCTTACTGGATAATACATACTACTCTTTTGAAAATAATATAATCACAACAAAATTTAATACTTGTCCATATATTATTCATGACAATTCTAGTTTCAGTTTAAATCTTATTCATCAAATTTAATGGAGAACATACAATGTCTATTAGCGGTCATTTTGTTTATAAAAATTTAGCAATATCTCAGCACCATAATATTCAACATCCTTTCACAAATATGCTTATTTCTACAAAACCTAATAAAATAATAGAAATAGGAACATCTCAAGGCGGATTGACTTTGATGTTGAGGCATATATTAGATGAGAATAATTTAAAAGAAACCAACTTAATAACATACGATGTCTATGATCCTGTTTTTTTAAAACAAATAATTGTTGAAAATAATGAATTAATTTCTACTAAAGTAGAAACTTTATTTTGTCAACAATATAAGGTATTTAAAGATGAAGAAACTAAAAATTCATTAAAAGATTATATTAGAAAAGATGGGGTGACGGCAGTAATTTGTGATGGCGGTAATAAATCTTCAGAATTTAATCTGTTTGCTGAACTTCTAAAGCCTAATGATATCATAATGGCTCACGATTATGCTCCCAACAAAGAGTATTTTGAACAACACATGAAAGATAAAATTTGGAACTGGCACGAGATACAGGATTCTGATATCATAGAAAGTTGTCAAAAGTATGGTTTGGTTCCTTACATGAGGGAAGAATTTTTAAACGTTGCTTGGGCGTGTTTTAAGAAAGAATAAAATGAAAAATTTAGCGATATTGTTGGCGTGTGGCTTATTGTCTTTTGGATACGACGCATCGTATGCTCAACAGTATAATGGCAATACATCGAACCCTTCTCAAGTATATGGATTGTTCGGTTTTGGGGTTGGCTCTGCTCCTAGCTCTATGATGCTAGGAGATGCTGCTGTGATCAATGCACAAGCCAATCTAGTATTAAGTCAATCGTATGCTAATATTAATTACGAAACAGCTTATGCCATGAGGATGGATAATAATATTTTGAGAACACAAACATTTTTTCAGATGAGACAGATAAATAGGTATTATAGAGATTTGGAGAATTGGCAAAAGCAAGAAAGAGCTATGCTTAAACATTCTGGTCTTTATGACAGAGAATCAATTGAATATATATATAATGGTGTTAAAAAATAGGATACAATATCCCATATCCCTGATATTTTTTAACCCCGGCATATCTAGGATCTGCTAAATTTTTTGCTTTTTTCTTAAATACTCTTACATAATCATCTGATGTCTTTAACATACCTGCTATTGGAGTGTAAGGAACTCGTCTTGCATGACTAAGGAGTAGAGCAGCGCACCCTACAGCAAATGGGGTACTCATGCTAGTGCCGCTCATAATAGCATATCGGCTTCCTGGAACGCAACTTAAAATATCGTGACCAGGAGCTAGAAAATCTAAAGTCTCTCCGCTACAAGTGAAATCTGTTCGTCTTAAGTCTTGATCAATCGCTCCTATAGCTATGGTATGATCGTACTTAGCAGGATACATAATATCCACATCCTCTCCAGAATTTCCAGCAGCACAAAATACTATACATCCACGAGATGCTGCGTATTTTATAGCATTCTCAAGAGCTGGCACAGACTGTGGGCTTCCTAAACTCATACTAATAAAATCTGCGTTCTGGTCTGCTGACCATATAATAGCCTTGACTATGTCGTTTATATTACCATTTCCTTCGGCATTTAGTGCTTTAACAGGTATTATTTTTGATTTTGGAGATATGCCGACCATTCCTAGACCATTATCCGATGCCGCTATCGTGCCGGCAACATGAGTACCATGACCATTATCATCGTATGGGTCTTTTGCCGGGTCAATACAATTAAATCCATTAATTATGTTATCTTTTAAATCAGGATGATCTAAATCACAACCTGTATCTATAACAGCTATTGTTACATTTTCTCCTCTAGATTGTTGCCATTGATCTTGTATATTAAACTTTTTTATTTCCCATCCATAAATCTGAGCACTGTCCGGGGACAATCCGAAGATATCTTGCCTAACATAAGGAAGCAGCCCTATTTTTTTATTTCTTCTCATTTCTCAGCTCCCTATGTTGTAAAAATTGTACTGTGCTATTGATCCATTCTACATGATTGCTAATTCTAGTATGACCACTTTCTGTTTTATAGTCTGACTTAGCTTTATGTCCATTGGCCATAATACATGAATGAATACCAGCTAATTTATTTCCAATAAATAAACCACCGCCACTATCTCCCGGTGCTATTATAAATTCTAATTCTGTTTTTTTAATATTTATAGACGGAGTACATACTAACATCCCTCTATCTATTCCATCTATAGTATTAGATCCGGCTCTTTTGAATCTATCAGACTTTATAGCCCCAGTATTAAATGTACCAGTTATGCCGAATCCAGATAAGCTACATATCTTCCCATGCTCATCTTCTTGTTGGTATAGTTCAGGATACCAGTCAAGACCTATCGAATCTTTTAATTTAATAATTCCTATATCGTAGTATCCAAAATTATTAGAATTATATTTTTGATGAATTATAACAGTATCTGTTGTTAAATTTTTGTTATTAATATTAACTTTAATTATTTGATCTTTGGTTGCTGATAAAACATGTGCGGCAGTGATAATAATATTATCGCTGTAAGCCACACCAGATGCAAAATATGGCTCATTATCATCTGAGATACCGCTTATTTGTGCTATATATGGAAATTTTGAACCGTAATCAATATATTTTTGATCCGGAGTATTGGGGTCTATAGTCCCAGCTATTAGCTTATAACTATAAAGAAATAATAGAATAACGATTAAAGTTATTTTATTCATAGCTCCCCTTTACAAATTATGGTCTAGTTTTAACCTTCTGCAAATATGACGAACAATCAGATTCTACAAACTTATTGTAACTTCTGTAATTGTATAGATGACCGAATATTAAATGACAAGGATTATCACAAAGAGTAATTAGATTATCAAATTCTAGTTCTAGTTCTGGATTTATATGTACTGGTATTTTGTGATGAACCTCCAACTTTTTATTTGCCCCACAAGCAGCGCAATAAGGATATTTTTCTAAATGTTTTTTACGAATACTGCTCCATTTAGGAGATCTAACAGAATATCTGACTTTACTAAATAAACCTAAAATATTCATTATAACACTTTAGATGCAATTAAGCATCCTTTAGCAACTGCGTGTAAGGGGTCTTGAGCGTGCTTGACTATCTTGATAGGTAAAGGAAAATTATTTTCTTTTAATTTTTCAGTAAAAGTATCTACATATCCTTTAGCTAAAGAGGTTCCACCTGCTATGACAACCGTTAATGGCTCTTTGAATTTTGGTAATAAAGGATGATTATTCAAAGCCTGACTGATATATTTAGTAACATAATCAATTAGTCTCACATAATATGCAGACATAGCATTTAAAATAGGGTTGTCGTTTTCTTCTCCTACGGTAAAATCCCCGTGCTCTTTCTCTGCTTGTACAACACTATCTTTTTCACCAGTAGCAACAGCGACCATTCTATCGAGCCAATCCCCGCTATGAGTCACAGAGAATTTCACAGTTGGCTCTCCATTAAGCATAACACATACGTTTTGCATACCAGAGCCGCACGACACAGCGATCCCTGTATAATCTTCTTTTTCTAATTCAGCATAACATAAGGCTTCTGCTTCGTTTATAGCTCTAGCATCATACCCGCATTCTGCTAAAATTGATTTAACAACATCTTCATGATAGCCTACATCAAAATCATCGTCTTGAATATCTACTGGTTGTGCGGGGACGCAGAACACAAGTTTAGTATTAGGCTCTGGGGCTGTCCCCGCGACCTCTTTTAAAATAAAAGACAAAACACGGCGAGCGTCTTTTTCTTTTGCTGACACGACCCCTTTGTACATCGGTCTTTTTGCTGTGTCATTTCTTTCTATTGCTTTTTCTATGGCATCTTTTCCTAAGAGAATAAAAGATCCATCTGTATCTTTGATAAAAACTTTACCAGCAAGACCTTTCTCTATCATTTTGCTCGCTACTGGAGTTGTAGGTCTGATAACATAAAAAGCATCTCTAAACTCTGTGTATTCTATACCTTTATTAGATTCTTTTGATAGAACAATAAAACTAGTACCGACGTCTAAACCTATTCCTGCCATATAGCACTCCTATCATTTATTATTTTTTTAAATTTTTAAGTTTATTTACCGACTCTATTATATCTTCTTGGGTTTCTTTTTTATCGCCTAATGAGTCGTATTTTTTTTCCAAATGATCTGTTTTAATTTTAGTAACTATTTTTGTTTCGTCTATAGAAATATTAGTAGGTTTATGTAAGTTAGAGCTTTTTAATGGTTTATTATTGATGTTATTAAATACACCGCTAGGTCTTTGTGATCCCAATATATAACCGGTCAAAAAAAAACACGCCCCTATTGCTAGGAGCGTGATTGATACTAATAAAAGTGTTGGTAAATTAAGAGATATGTATTGTTCTGTCATATTTTTATATTGCCTATAATTCTGCCTTTCTGTGTTCTTATTACATACCCCATACGCACCAAGAAGGGCTCGATACTGTTTTCTATCGTTTCGATAGCGATACCGGTCATAGCAGACACGCTCTTTAAACCTAGTGGCTGACCCTTGGCTTTCTTTAAAGCATCGATGTAGAGCCTGTCGTATGTGTCCAGACCATCGCTATCAATACCTTGGTTCACAAACACTTCGTTTATATCAATTTTAATATCTTTATAGTAAGACACATAATTTTTATACCAATTTAATCTAGCATTAAGAATACGAGGAGTACCCTTGCTTCTTTTAGCAATTTCGATTAAATGGTTATCTTCGATCATTAGTCCGAGCTTATTTGCGTTCAACCTTGCGAGTTTAGCTAGTTCATCTATGTCATAGTATGACAAATGTTCTTTAATAGTAAACCTATCATAGAATGGCTGACTTAAACTTCCACCACTAGTTGTAGCACCAGCAACCGTAAATTGAGGCAAGTCTATAGTCTCGGGTTTGTCTTTATCGTCATCTCCTTTGACTGTAATATTGATTACGAAATCTTCCATTACAGGATAAAGAAATTCTTCTACAATTTTTGGTAGACGATGAATTTCGTCGATGAACAAGATAGATCTTGGAGCAATACCCATTAAATATGGTAATAAATTTTTAACACTACGAATATTGGCAGCATTAAGAGTATAAAGATTAACATTGAGTTCATTAGACATTGCTTGAACTATAGTTGTTTTTCCAAGCCCAGGAGGACCGTCAATTAAAGTATGAGGCATTACTCCATCAGCTTCTTTACATCCATGAATAATAATTTTTAATCTGTCGATAACAGATGATTGTCCAATGATACCATCAAAACTAGATGGTCTAAGATGATTAGCCATTATTTTTTATCTCCAAAAGGGCATTTTTGATCAAAAGTGATAAATCGTCTATAGGATACTTTATATAAGTTTTTTGTAGCAGATCTACTGCCTCTGGCTTGGTGAATCCAAGATCGACTAGTGACGGAACTGCTTGATTAATTAATGAGTTATTTATTTGTGGTTGTGGTATTGTTTTCTCAACAGGTTTTTCTTGTTTAGTATTTTTCTGTTTTTTGTGGTTATATACAACTTTGATTTTTTTTATTAGTTTTGGTCTGAAAACACAACCGCACTCACAAACTATCTTAAAGTTTTTTGTTTGAGTTTCCAATAAAGATAGCCAATGTTCGTATCCGCAATTATTATTCGGACATCTATACTTTAGATGAACATCTAAACTAATTGGTTTTTGGTTTTTTATTGGTTTTGTTATCATCTTCTTTGACCCAAAAAACGAAATCGTTCAATTCATCGTCATAGGCAGATTCGATTAAACCTTTTTTATTCAGATTAGACAGAATATTACTAACAAGTCTAGCATTAAGTGCTTCAAGAATATCATTAAAAATTTTCTCGTTAACTACATACCTTGTTTTTTGAGTTTTTTTATTCGTTTGTTTCTTCACTATAGACTCTACTATTAACAGAGACTCTTGTTGACTAAGAACCTCATTCATCTCATGTTCTTCATCATCAGATAGTGCTTCAAGCATATCTGTAAAATCATCCTTAGTTTCTTCTACGCTTTTACCAAATCCTCCAAATACAACTCGTCTAGCACTTTCAGTAAATTCTTCTAAATTTTTTATTTCGTATTTAGCCATAATTTTAATTCAGTATATCGAATAATCCTTTATAGTAATGAGGTTGTTTCATAAAATATACAGCATGAGATTGTATATGATTAATATACTGATGTTGTATGGGATCATATACAAAATATTTCTTTTTCCAAACCTGACTATTCTGATAGTTACTCCCCAAATACTGGAAGGTTTGATCCTTGCCAGTATTGGAGAAATAACTACTCATAGGAAACTTTTTTGGGGGGAAGCCAGTAACATACCATACGTTTGGCGAAGATTCAACTATGTCGTTTAGAGCGTCATATAGCATTTTACCCCAAGCGTCCCATGCTTCTGGATCAAACTTAAAGTAATGTTTATACTTGTTCTCTAAATCGTCCTGACTATCATCATAGTCATCGTAATCATTATAGTCGTAATCTTCATGCATTATATGTTAGCCTATACAAAATTTGTCACTAAGTTGAGAAGCAAGGTCTTTTGCGGCACTGGCAAGGAACCGATTGTTACTAAAGTATAGTGCTGTAGACGCTTGGTTGAGGTACTCGACCACCGTTTTTAAAAGTTTGGTCTGTGACCCATCAAGGTTTATATCCTCGTCTGAGGGATGCTCTAGAGCATCGTCCTCGTCCACAGGCACCACAGGCATGGGATCGCCATAGACACGTTCAGCTATGGAATATTTGTTCAAGCCTTTTTGCCCAGCATTTTGCAGTTCATTAAGAATCTTTGATGCAACATCTACTGATACAGGAACACCAGTTTCGTCGGCTTCCTTATAAGCCTTGGCATACCCCTTATACCATTCATCGCTGCATTTATCTGGAATGATCTGTAGTGTCGCTGGCTGACCAGTAAGAGCCGACTTAAGATCGGCAACATTAATTGCTTGACCAGTGCTACCGGGAAGCAAACTGGTAAAGTAAGGAGCCTTCTTTTCCCAGCACTTACGCCACCAAGTATAAGGAACTCTATAAATCTGATTAGGCTTGATGGCTCGCGGATCGCCACCAAAATAGTTAACAAGTTTCTTTTGTAGGCCATTCCAAAAGGTTTTATTTGATCCAATCATTTGGCGACTAGCATCATCAAAAATCCAGTAGCATTGATAACCGTTACGGGTATCAACAACCCAACTTGGCCTTACCGGAAACTCGTTAATCTTTTTGAGAAACTGCTTCTTCTTTGTCATTACGACGCTGGGTTTAAAATACTTACCTTCATTGTCTCTGCCAGCATCCATATCACAAAAACAACAAGTAAACTCTTTGATAGCGTATAATTTACGACCACCATTTACATAAAAGTAAACATCAGAGTTATTACTAATATTAGCCTCTAGTGCTTCATTAATATCATTAGTATGATTCATATTACTAATTTTCTTGCGAGGATTACCATTGTAGCAGAAAATATTATTCTGCTTGAAAGAACTCAAAAAGCGGTTTCTTTCACCGGCATGACCATTAGCGTAAGTGCTATTATCGTTTGAAAACGGATTAAATCCAAGAGTATCATTAAACATATTAGTTCTAACTTTTCTGTGTTATTTATCTACTAGATATTGGGACAGCAACCTCTACTATCATTAGCAATATCAAAACGTGGAAGGGAATCGAACCCTCAAAATTAGCGATGCTTTATTTTAGTCACCAGACTCCACTTTATATTTTTGTTTTAAGTTTATTATTGTCCTATCAATTTTTGATTTACTTTTAGTTATAAAACCAATCGTATCTGATTCTTCGTAGTGTAATTCTCTATGGCATCTATTACATAGTAATTTACATTTATTTATTTCTTTAAGAAGTTTACTGAAATCTGTATTAATTTCTCCAATTGCATATTCTTTATACTCTGGATCTATATGATGAAAATCTAAAGCATTTTGATATTTATTATATCCGCATATTTCACACTTATTACCAAGTAGTTCTATCAAAATTTTCTTTTTCGCAATTTTAATTATTTTATTAGCACATCTGGTACAAGTTCTTAAAGATCCGTTCTTACCACAAATTTCACAATTAGTAATCCCAAGAGCTTTTCTATTAGTTTTATCTTGAGGTCGTAATTTACGACTCAGATATCCTAATCTATTTTTTACCTCATGAATTGTACTTTTTGAACAATTATATATTTCTGATAGATCTTTGGCTGTTTTTCCTTCAATGATAAGTTTTTTAAATCTGTTTTTGTCTTTGATAATTTCTTTTATAGTCATAATATAACCCTGGAGGATGAATGTATACTTTATATTACACCATTCAAACTCCAAAGGGTCATATTATATTATTTAGTAATTGTCATCCTCGTCATCTTCGTATGCCTCTTCATCGTCGAATTGATCCCAATAAGACTCATTATAATCTTCGATATCCTCGTCGTCATTATAATTTTCTGAGTAATCAAAATTATCAGAATAGAGAGGCTTCAATAATTCCCCCTCATATTCAGCGACTACTTCATAACGACAAGTACGAAGTTTTTCACAATTACTATCTGACGGAACACTAACAACATCTTTTGGATTGATTTTGACAATCACGATCTTATCGCCAGCATCTATACTGCCATAACTAGCAACATAGTTCAAAGCACCAGCATGAAGTCCTTGAGAACAGCCTCTAGATCTATTATCGTCAACTTTTGCTCTAGTCATTTCGCAAACGTCACCGACTTGATTACGAAATTTTCCAGCATACTTATCCATATAATCTCCACGAACAGCCTTATAGGCAAGGAAATAACCGTCAGAAGTGATTGCCAGGTTTTCATGCTCCAAGAAATCATACAGTTCTTTCTGACTTTGCATACTTGGATTTTCCATAAGGTTTTCCAAGAAATTAACAAGAGGCTGGAAAGGCAGACCCTTACTCATAAATTCAAGAATACGCTTACTGATAGCACCATGAACTTCGTCACCATCATAGTAAACCTTACCATTCTTGATCTCAATAAGACCCTGACCAAAAGACTGAACAGCCTTTTCAATATCTACAAGTTCCAGCAGTTCATCCTCACCAGCACTATGTAGACTATCCATAATCTGTCGATAATTCAGATGGTCTGGCAGAACTTGATAAGCCTTATTCTGCAAAATCACCGTCAAATTACCATCAACCCACATAAACGGAACACTCATTTTTTAAATCTCCTGTGAAATTAATATTACTTGATTGAATCACTCACCGCTTTTCTGAATGATTCAACATCATCCAGTTTACTAGACCAAACACCATTTCTGCGATAATACCCGCTATCATTCAATACAGCCAAAGGATTATCTGCCTTAAGTTCACGCAGATTGCCTCGACTGTCTGTGCTACACACAATATACTTGAGCATCGGCTGTTTGTCAAGAGTCTCTTTAATTTCTTTTCTGAGGTCATTGACATTTGACAACTTATTCTGCAAAGAACTATCGCTCTTGATAGTTTTAAGCATATCATTATTGCTCGGATAAAGTTTGGTAATCCAGTACGACAGTTTATTATAGGCTATATTAGCAGATCGAATATCTTTGCTATTAATACCATTAATACCCATACCATGTAGTATCTTAGTAATATGAGCAAAGTAATCTACTTGCTTAAACTTACCAAGATCAAATGGACTCTTGCTGATAGTTACAGCAAAAAACTCCATAACCATACACTTATCTACAAGATCAATAATAGCTTGATCATTGATATACTTAGCATAATCCAACCCAAACATATTCAAAATATGCCACAAGAAATTCTTGTCGATTGAATACGAATTATAGTAATAATGACTCTCTTTATTTTCTTGCTTGGAGTATTCAGCCTGAGCGTACTCTATCAAACCATTATATGCTGACAGATCTTTAAATTCCTTGTTATATAGATCCTTCAGACCCTTCTTAAAGAAGTCATTGAAACTAACAAGATTATATCCATCCTTGATGAGTTTCTTAGCATAACTATCTTTAATAGCAAAAATCTTAGTATCTCCAAACAATTGCTTAATATTACTATCACAATCTTTGTCAGCAATCATTTGTATAATACTTTCGATACTAGGACAATCTCCAACGGAGGCATATCGTAGAATAGGAATATAGACAATAGTATCTTGATCCAAAATACCGTCTCTTTCTGATTGATCTGTTATCTCTTCTAGATAACCAGCATCATTCATAAGATTGTCACTTTTAATGGCTTCTGCACTATCCATATCTCCGTAAATCAAAAAGATACTATCACTACTAACAGAACCAAGAGGATCGCGGGTTCCTTTATTACGGTTAGTATTAGCAATCAATGATTTATGTTCAGACACTAACACAACATTAGATTCTCCACCAATATCTCTAATAATATCATCAAAACCTTCGGCTGAATCTTCTGGAGTATCACTATCGACCATAAGATAAGCATAGCAATCATTTTGATTGCAATATTTAGTCACAATCTTTTTGGCAGTCTCGGCTCCCTTAAGATCGCATCGGAAAAATACAAGTTTTCCAGCCTTGCTACTACCGTAGTATCCATACGCTTTACCACTAAGGGTTTCATAATGAATTTTATCAGTAAGATAAACCATACGGCGACTACGATAACCAGCAGTTCTATAATTAAAAGCATACAACTGCTTACTCTTCTTGAATTTATACTCAAGGTCTGAGCCGCTTTGAAGATCATGCACCTTACCATTTGGATCAGTCCAAGATGCACCAGCAGTCCAGCCACCAGCGATATCACTCAAATTATAATATGTTTGATATGCTTCAACTAGACTTTTAGCACCAGCAAGTTTATTAGTCATATCTTCCTTGAGTTGAAGATAAATATCCTGAGTTCTATCGCGTAGAACTTGGATTACTTGCTTAGTATACTGCAATCCTTCTCGACTAACATCCATTTCCAATTCACCAATACCAAATTGAATTTCAAGGTATAGACCTTGATTAAGGATTTCTCTTACAAGATTCTTCCAGTTATCAACGTCAGCCTTTCGGAAAGCCCTATTCCATGCCTGAATATGATCTGGCTGATCTGGTCGATCTTCGCCAACAATTTTACTAGCATCAACAGGGTATGCAATATTACCCATGATAGCGACCACGCCGCTACCGGGGCTATTGTGTTGACTAGGATATTTAGTCCAATCACTACTAACTCGCCCAATCTTCCACCCCTTTCCTTCGATCACAACATTGTGATGAGAATAGGTATTATCATTCAGTGATGGGCAAACACCACCATCAATAATGGGCTTGAGTCTAAAATAGTGGAAAACTCGTTTGGCCTTGGTGCTAAATTCTGTAAAATCATGCTGCTTAACAGCAAACTTAATTTCAAGACCGTTAGGCTCCTTGGCATCAGTGACCCCAAAAAGGTTCAGACTAGGAACTCCATTATCATCCATAGCAGCAATATAAGCATAAGCCTTGCCGTTGTAATAAGAGGTTGTGGTAAAACTCTTAGTATAAGCAAAAGGACTTTTACTACCAAGACCAAGACAACCCACAAAATCATTGCTATCGTTCTTATTACTGGCTCCGTATGTTGTATACAGATTCTCCATATCTTCCTGACTCAATCCTGTGCCGTAATCACGCACAATAAAATTAGGATTGGCCTGTGTGGGCAGGGTAACTTTAAAAGGATTCTTATTTCCCGCCGCAATATGACTATCGTATGCGTTTGTAGACAGTTCACGAATAACTGCCATGATCTTATCGGAATATAAAGAGTCCGAAAGAATACGAAACATTTTGGCGCTTTGTTGAATCGTGAACCTATTATGAGATTCAACGCCGCTGGAATGAATTTCGATAGTCTTGTCTGCCAATTTCATTTGTTTTCTCCAAAATTTCCTGTGAGTATCGAACCTGTCTCCGTAGTATACTATCGGTTGTCGGTCTTGTCAACCTTGAATTTCTTTTTGCTGCTACTAAGAACTATTTTAAGTCCTATAAAAGCATCCACTAATCCGTAGTATCTAATTGCTGGGATAGGTAAAAGAAACCACCAGACCCCAACAAAAATACAACACAATCCTAATAACCATACTATGAATCGCGGCATCCAATCAAATAAAGAAAATAAATAACTTAATGGGCCTATGAGTAAAACCACAATAAAAATTAAGGATACAAGCAAGGCCAAACTAGCCATTACTCATTATCCTCGTTATCGTCATAATTTTCTTCCCAGTTATTTACTTCTGGTAGCCAGCCCTCATTAGACTGATAATCCTCATCATGATCTTCTTCATCCACAATAGATTCAGTATCTTCTATAAAAATAGTTAATGTATTAAGTATTTCTAATATTTCATCTAGTTTAGAAGATAATCCTCTTACTTCTTTTCTGAGATTTTGAATATCTTTGTCCAATAAACTTATTTCTTTAGAAAATTTATGATCTATCCTATTAAGGTCTTTGTTGCTTTTCATTACCTCTTTAATAATATTATCAAAATCACGAGACATTTTTATATTCCTTTATATCCCCATGCTGAAGAATTTTTTTATTTTCATAGTTTTCGGCCACTCGTCTATAGAACTCTTGTTTTATATTCTCTAATACACCAGTTATCATAACTATTTTATTATAAGAAGGCTGAGCCATTAATCCTGTTAAAATACGAGAAAAAGTATAGTTAATATCCCCTAAAATTTCTTCCAAAGAATCCGTATTATATCTACCACCATCCAAACAATTGACCATTTCGGCTATACAATCATCTAATCTTAATCTGCGATTTTCTTCAATATATGGCATAATTATATTATTCTCCTGATATTTTTGGATAGTAGTAACTTTTTCTCACCAGTAAGAGTATTTTCTGCAAAAATAGATACAGTATTTATTCCTCGTATAAAATATTTACGATTTAGTGAAATATCAAATCCATGATATTTATTTTCAAATTTGTACAAATCTTTTCTATATTTGGATGCTTGAATAATATAAGTATTATTATTTATCATAATTTTTACTAAAATTTCATCTTGAGTATTTCCACTATCAAGAACCCACCCACGTATTCTGAATAGGTTTAATGTATCAACTTTAAAAATAATTCTATCTTGCCAGGTTTTTTGAATAATATTTATTGAAGGTGGTACTATTTTGTATTCTATATTTCCTAAAGATTTTTGAATATTCAACGATCCACCTGTTATAACTTTATTAGATAACGATTCTAGTTTATCAACACAATCAAATATTTTATGTTTTATTTGATCCACATTTAAATCACCATATTTATTACATATCGCTGCTATTGCTCCTGCGATTTGTGGAGCGGCCATGCTTGTTCCGCTCATATATCCGTAAGTATTATTTGGCAAAGTAGAGTATATTGATGTGCCGGGAGCCGCGATACTAACAGTATTTTTCCCATAATCAGAATACCCCGCCAAATCATTTTTATCATAATTCAAAGCAGCAACACTAATAATATTAGGCTGGTTATATGAACTAGGATATTTTGGAGAAACATCGTGGTTGGAACCAGTATTCCCAGCACTTGTTACAAAAACTATATTGTTATCATTAGCATTTTTTATAGTATCTTCTAACAAATTAGAATAACCAGATGAGCCGCCCCAACTATTGTTAATAGCAACAATATCTATACCATATTTTTTTTTCATCATTATAGCATAATTAATAGCATTAATAGCGTCTCCAGTATATCCAATACCTTTATTATCTTGAAATTTTAAGACCATGATAGATACTGGACCATAACCAGCAACAATTCCGGCAACATGGGTTCCATGACCATAACCATCTTGCACATTATTATTGTTATTTGCAAAATTCCAACCATTTATATCATCAATATAACCATTATGATCATCATCAAAACTATTATTTGGTATCTCGTTAGGATTATGCCAAATATAACTTTTTAATGAATTATGATTAAGATCTATTCCGCTATCTATAATCGCTACAACTGGAGTTAAAACACATTTATTTTCTAATATCTCTATCCCTAGATTAGTTTTCATTAGAGTCCTTTCAGGAGTTTGAATCTTTTATGAACTAAACATGAAATTTAGCAGAAATATAGATTTTGTCAATAGAAAAATTTCATTGGTCACTACCACATTTACATTGATAAGTATGACAATAACTGCATTTTGGTCCAGGCGTAATCCCTCCCCACGCATTACTTATGCCATTAAAACTTTCTTTTCCAGTATCAATACAAACCAACTTAGCACATTTATTTCGTTTTACTAAACCTACATTATACCAATGACAATCCCAAAACTTTAATCCTGTTTGATTATAGATATTTTCAACCAGATTTTGAATATCTTTCATAGTTTTGTCATTATGGTTAACCGAATATGCTCTTTCGGTGATATATCCCCAATCGCTAGGTTCATCGGGATCATAACCATCTTCAGGCATAAAATTTAATCTACAAAGTTTACTATAAATTTGCGGAGCCAAATCATATTGAGCTAATTTTTTTTGCAAACTAAGGCTCTCTTGGGCTTTCTTTTTATTCTTAAACTCTTTGAATACCCAACCTTGTTTATCTTTAATAGGATAAACCTGACAATATCCACCCTCGTCGCTCCAACCACTATAGTCTATTAAGTATTCCATGTTAGTATGAAATAATTACGGGAATTTCTCCAGTAAGATAGTATATAAATTGTCTAGCGTCGTTTAAATTATAGAATTCGCCAAGAAAAATGGGACCACTCATAACATCATCAATATATCGTTTTCCATAAACTCTATAGAATGGATCGTCTATGGCACCCCAAGCGTCTGTTAAAAAATGTTCAGCATCTTTAACTTGTTCTATGATGGTTCCATTTTCGTAATCATCATATTCACGAACAGTAATAAGTTCAAAATATTGTATAGGCGATTTAGGATTATTATTTTTTATTAATCCATTACATAACCTATTATCCATTACGCTATATCCTATATAAAGGCATTACCGTATTTTGATCTATATAAGGATTATTTTGAAGCCTCAGATCAAACAAATCTCCTGAACTATTTATTCTAGCATATGCTGCCGGTTTTGCAAGTTTATTATTTAGTTCGTCAACACTTTTACGAAGTCTTTTAAGTTCATCTTTAGCATTATTTACCCAAAACATATCAGCGCCACTTGCCCAAGCAAAATCAATAATAGATTCAAGAGGATCAGAGTTTTTATCCATATAAGTTGCCAGTTCTATAAAGGTTCTTCTTATACAATCTTCCCAGTTTTCATATTCTTCTATCATTTTCTAATTTTGCTATTTTTTCTTCTAAAATTCTTACTCGTTCATGAATATCGTAATCGGCTATTGCTGGAAGGTCTTTAACTGGTGTTTTACCATCTCCAACATGAACTGTCAACCAAGTTCCATCTCCTAGTCTATCATATTGAATAGTCTCGCCTCTTTTTGGAATGTATAGACTATTCTGAGGAGCTTTACCCATCATAAATTCAGCTCTCATATTAATAGAATAAATTCATAGTATCAAAATATTTTTTACAATCTTCGTTACTATTATCATAGCCATTTTTAGCTATTGATATGAGTTGAAATTTGGGAATTGGTTTAGAGAAATTATATTTGTTAGAGTATTTTTGTACAATGTCTTTATGTATAGCAATAATATCAATAACACAAAAGGGGAATATTTCTTCTTTGTCTATATTTATTAAGTTTTGTCCATCAATTAAGAAATATCTATAATCAATAGAATCTAAAACATCAAAAAGATCTTTTGGTCGTCTATTTTGTAATCTCAAACAATGACCATTTACCTCTATAAGCATAGGTGGCTTATTAGAGTTTAATGTTTTAGTTGCTCCTAAAAGAGCTTGAGCTTCATTACCTTCAATATCTAATTTGATCGCAGATACGGGTCTACCATCTACTATATCATCTATAGTAGAGGAGGTAAAAGCTCCGTTGTCATCATTTTTAGCAGAGCCGAACGGCCCATAATCTGAATTAAAAGAGCATTTCCTTGAACTATCCAATAGGATTTTATTATGTATCTCTACATTAGAAATTCCATTGAAGGTTTTTTCTAGACAATCAGTATTCTTACTCGCCCCATCAATTAAAATCATTTTCTTATTATCAAACATAGCAGGAATAAAAGAAAATGTACCTATATGAGAGCCACAATCAAGAATATAGGAGTTTTCATTAGTATCAAGTATAAACTTATTAAGGATTACCCAGTTATGATATCCGTATAATTGTTTATTTTTGATGTATCTTACTACCGGATCTTCACTATCAATATAGTATATAGATTTTCCATTAATCTCTTGAGATACAATCATTTTATTACAATCCTTATTTTAAGATGGTTAATTGTTTTTTGTAGAATCATAATAGCCAGTATCATATCCTTGTCCATGACCCACAGTATAAGCTGCCATGAGCCATTTTATAATCTCATCAGTTGTATTTTCTGCAACATTAAGTTTTATCTCACTGATGATTCGATCTATTCTTGGATATATTAGCCCATGCTACCGACCCATGAAAGCCAGCATCTTTTTCTGCTTTAGCAGTTAGTCTTTTCAGCTCGTCTTTTGCATTATTCACCCAAAAACGATCAGCACCAGATGCCCATGCAAAATCAATAAGGGTTTCAAGAGGATCAGAAAACTTATCCATCATGCAAATCCGATTTTAGTTTTTTCGCCTACCATAACATCAATTTCATTTTCATGAAACCACTTGCTGTCGTGAGAGCGACCATTCCACCAAGCACACTCATAAGTAACATGATTATTACCACGAATACACACAGCACTAATAGTTCCAAATACATCATCAGCCAACTTAACCTTACTTCCAATCTTATAAGTATCTAGCGAATTTTTGCTCATAAATTTTCCTTTGTTTAAAACGTAATGGTATATGTCTATTGTAGCGTTTGCTTTTTAGATGTCAAGAGGAATTAAATATGAATATTAAATATCATTATAGCAAAGAAAACTTAAGCAAAATTTGTGCCAAGTCTTTTAGTTATAGAGAGTGTTTAACTAAAATGGGTTTAACTCCTGCCGGTGGTAATTATGCTTCATTAAAAAAACATATTAAACTATATAACATTGATATTTCACATTTTACTTTACAGGGATGGTCAAAAGGCAAAATAATTGGTCCTAAAAGAGAACTAATAGATTATCTTTCTAACAAGCAAACAATAACAAGTTGGAAACTCAAAAAAAGATTATTAAGCGAAAAAATATTTGAACATAAATGCTTAAATTGTAATAGTAAAACTTGGCTAAATGAAAAAATTCCACTAGAATTGCATCATAAAGATGGTAATAATATGAACAATAATCTTTCTAATCTTGAATTACTATGTCCTAATCGTCATGCTTTAACTGATAATTATAGATCTAAAAATAGAAAATAGCCCGGATCGGATTCGAACCGATACTGTATCGATTTTAAGTCGATTGTCTGCTGCCAGTTGGACTACCGGGCCATTATACATCTGACTACACAAACCAATTTTATGAGGTTGACTATTGTTGAGCCTCAAATGTAGTCTATGTAGTCAGAATGTATTTTGTTTTATAATCAACCGTTAGCGTGAGCCTTGAGGCGACGAACAATGTCGGCCATAGCCTCAACATTATCAACCGTCTTAACAGGCTTGGCACGTTCCATAGTCGGAAGTTCAATACCCTTCTTAGTCAGAGCGGCCTTAGTACGAGCAAAACGAGCCATTGTACTAGCAATCTTCTGACCAGTCTTTGACGCAATTTCCGCATACGTCTTAGACGAAAAAACCGCCTCAAGGAACTGCTCATCACTGCAACGAACACGCTTCTGCTTCTCAGTCGAAATAAGTTCTGACATAATCAACCTCCAAATCATTTTCCAATTACTTGCCGAATCAAGTTGGTCACGCGACCAATCTCTTGCTTCGACTTATGTATTGTACAACAGAGTATCGGTCTTGTCAATGGAGAGCCTTGAAAAAAATTTGAGTCACGCCAGATTTTTCTGATTAGTCAACAAAAATCCCGTCAAACTCAGTTTTTAAAAACTGTCTGATTGGCTCTGCGTCTTTATCTTTTAAAAGAGCCTGTTGTAGTCTGTCCTGTTCCTTATTACGAAATTCTGGAATGTCCGCACCAGCACTAAAAGCCCGTTCTGAACGAATAAGATTATATTTTATAAATGCTTTAAAATGACTATTATTTTTCCAAAAAAAAGGATCGTGTTCTTTAACCGCCATTGCAAAAGCAACTGAATAAATACTAAATTCTAATGCTCCAGACACAGCATTGGTTTTTTCTAATTGTCTACCTCTTTTACTATCATCTATTGCACATTCTGCACCTAGAATGTAGCAAGTCCATTCATCAAATATGTATGTTGGGGTATCATCCCAATATTGTAATTGGTCTACTAAATATAACTTATATCTTGACGATCTTAAAACTTCTGGTACATATGGACCGATATGTCTCATTTTTATTTTTGGATCATCAACTATAACAGCCTTACCATTTAAACAATATAATACATTAATAGGACTTTTAATAATTGGTCTGTATTGATTTCTTAATTCGCTATGTATTCCATGAGCAGTTTCATGAACATTGGTATATCTTCCATCATGATCTCCATGAGGTTTTTGTTTAGAATGATTAAGAACATCACCATAAACACAGTTACTATCTATATTCCTATATTTAGGAACAATAATAAAATCTATACCATCATCTGTGTCGTTAGCCATAAGAGGTTGGCTAAGTAAAATCGCCAATATGGTAATAAAAAATTTAATCATCATAGTGTACCTCTTATCCCTAAGTAAAATACACTATATGCTATATTTTACTCTTCATTTGGCAATATTAATGCCAACAATAGGTAAAGCCAAAACACCAAACTCCCTGTAAATATAGCACCTAATACAAAGAGGATTCTGACTAAAGATACGTCCAGATTAAGCCACTTGGCTATACCTCCACAAACCCCAAATAGCGAACGATCTTTAGATTTACTTAGTTTGTTCATAATTTATACTTATTGGGTTATATCTATAAATTAGTAATGCTTGATATAGTCCCACAACTGGGATTAATTCTTCTATCATTATTTATCCTTATTATCTAATGTAATTTTTGCAATAATATAATTGACCTTATCACTATCAACTAAATCTATACCAATAATCTTTCCACGACCCAAAAAGTTATGACCAATATGAATTAAAGGCCCACAATCAAAGTCTATATAACTTATAGCGTATTCGCTTTCGCCGCCAATTTTTGTGTTGTCTGAATCGCCTTCGATCAAAAACTGAGTATCGCTAATTTGAGTAAATGTTAATCGTTTCCCACTCTTACATTTTGGTGGACTAGACACAAACTGCCTCACTATCGAGAACTAAATCTTTATTATTTTCTGACGCTAGATTTATAAGAACGTCTTTGAGTCTATGGTTTTCAATCTCTAATGTATTTATAATATTCTCTGCTTGAGTTAGTGCAAATTGTAGGTGTTTTACTTTATTTGCAAGTTCATCAGCCACATAACTATTCATACTTCTTACTACCATAGGTAAAACCTCCTTGAAAAAGAAGATGTGATGAACATAATATACACCACTATGATCGTAGATCTAAGTCTGATAAAAAACTTTTAAGATCATTTAATTGGTTATGATCCAACACTATTTGATCAGCATATGGTTTTTTATTAACCAAAACCTGATAGCAATAACGCATCCTTTGCCAAAAAGAAAGTTTATATTCATAAGACGATCTATTTCCAAATATAGCAAAATCAGCCATATTTATTTCATAATCATATTCAA